GTCGGCGGATGACATATAGCTCTCGACCTGGGCCGCATTTTCACTCGGCAGGAGGATGCGGTAGTTGCCCTTGGTCTGCGCCAGATACTTGCCCTCGCGGAGCAAGATTTTCCTGACGTAATCCACCGCCGACAATTCTTGCATGCTCAGTTCCTGGAAGGTGACCATTGGGGCGACCTCCGGGACCTCGATACCGATCACGCTGCGGACGGCATCTGACGGGATGAATGCGCCATACTGATCCAGCTTATTGCGCCTGAAGTATTCCAGCAGTTCACGTGCTGGGTTCTTTTTGTCAGTCATGCGTGATCTCCGCTTGTGCGCGGCCGAAGGTCGGGCGGAAATCTCCGAACCCGCCATACATCGCGGCATGCTTGGCAATGTCTGACAGAGATTCTGCGTCGATCAGATTGTCGTCAAACTCGATGGCCGTTTTGAATGACCACTCATGAAATATCGGGGCCGCCTTGACCACGCGGACCTGGCCTTGCTTGAGGGTCAGATTGATGCGGAAGTCAGGATTGCCGACGATATCCTCCGGAGTTTTGACCTTGTCTTTGTCACGGAACATGAGGGGGATTTTGTCCTCGGTGGCGAACACCGATCCACGCACATCAGCCTTGCTGACTTTGGCTTTCTTGAAGCTGGTCGCGGCAATGGCTGCCATCAGCCAACTGGAAGGCACGTAAATGCCGACACGGTCATCCCAGAAAATCTTGGCTCTGACCTCTATATCCTGCAGGTCCCGGTAATCCTCATCGGTGCGCCGGGTTTTCTTGGCGTTGATCTTCGCCATGGCCTTGGTAAAAGGGTTGAACCTGTCAACCGTCTGCGGATTGTTTTGCAGGAGCGGATTGATGCCGGTGACGGCGATGGTCATTTGTCGGATGGACATGATTGGTTCCTATGGTGTGTTTATTAAACCCGCGTCGATTGTCGGCGCGAGAGTGTGAGGATTGACCCTCGGTTATCGCACTGATTGCCAATGCGATAACCGCGTTTCATTCAGATTCATTTCGGTGCTCCGCCTTACGTTTCGATGCGATGCGCCGCCTTACGCTGCGCTTGAGGACTGATCCTCGGCATTGCCCACTCAAAGAATGAGCAACCCGCGATTCATTCCCATTCGTTGCTATGCTCTGCGATTTGTTGCTGCGCAGTGCGACGCCTTAACTTGCCGTTCCTTGCGATGCGATGCCAGTCGATGCACCTTGGGGACCGTTCCCCGGTATTACCCACTCGCAAGAATGGGTAACCCGCGTATCGGTCAGGATCGATGCTGTGCGTAGCACGGCATTCCACTGATTTCCGGTGCGTTGCAATCCAGAAAACACATTCTCTCACTGGCCGTGCCAGAAGTCAATAGCAATGCTATTACCTAAGCCGCTTTTTTATCCATCCCACCCCGAATTGCCGCCACAGCCTCGATGACCTTCAGTAGTTGGCTTTCGCTCAAGTCATCCAGTTCCGCGACGATCTGTGCGCGAAGTTTGGCTGCGACGACGGATGCTTTGACTGGTGTCGGCGTGGTGGCCTCGACGATGCGTTGTTCTTCGTGCTTAACCGCTGCTTTTGCCAATGCGGCCTGTTCCTCTCGGAGTTTCTGCGCATCGATCCGTTGCTGCTCGGCTGCGACCCGCTGCGTGATCAGACCGGCAAGCGCGTCGGGGTCGTAATGGCAGACCCTGGCGAAGTCATGTTGGAACAAAAACCAGTTGTCCCCGATGGCTTTGCGGTTGGCCTCGATCCGATCCGCAAGCTCATTAGCCGCGATCTTTTGCTGGGCCAGTTCCGCGTCGAGCGCATCTCTGGAGCCCTTGATGGATTTCTTGCCTTTGATGACGTCACCGAATGGCACAGCAAGCACCCATGGTCCCCCAAGGCGCCTGTTTAGCGCGTCAACGTGCTGAGTTAGCTTGTCGTGATATTCGCGCACCAGATCGATCCGGATGCTGTCTTTGCGGGTCTTGACCAGCTTGTCCAGCGTCAGCCGTTTTTGTCGGGCTTCTTCGCGGATGTCGTCAATCGCCCGGAACAGTTCATCTATGCTGGCCGTCTGGCTCAGTGCATTCTGCTTGGCCGCCTCGAGTCGATCCTCGACATCTCGGCACCATCTCACCGTGCGTTCCGCGTCGGCAAAATCCTCATCGGTTTCCAGATCGGTCTTAATGCCATCGAACACTGCCAGCGCGTGGGATTTAAAGGCATCCAGGTTCGATGCCGTGACCATCCCGGTGACCTCGATGTGCAAGGCCGGAAGTTGGTCGGGTGCGCGGCCGGCGACCGGAGTCGGGGTTTCCTGGTGCTGGTATTCGGCCAGGTCTTTGGCAAACTGCTTCCAGCCGGCGATGAGCTTTTTCCGCAGTTCCGGCACGCTTTCGTACCATGCGAACAGCATGTCATCGCGGTTGCCAGATGAAGCCATGAACAGGCACTTCTCAGCCCCTGAGAGGAGCAAAACCTGCTCAAGCTGAGGATGGTATTCCCCCGGGATGACGCCGCCCCTTAGCGCCTCTCTGAGCTTGTTGTTCAGTGATTTATGCTCGAAGGCGATGTTGCCCATGAGGGTCACGCCGTCGGTCGATGCCGAGAGCGGCATACCGTCGATGTCCTTCGCGTGGGTGGCAGGGTAAAGTTCTTCGCCGATGATTTCCTCGGCCCACGGTCGGGCAATCGCCTCGTAGGCGTGGCCCCGATCAAAGATTTCTTGCTGGGCGTCAGAGACTTCCGGCGCGATGCCGGTAGCCTTCAGTTTTAGCAGGTCCGACCGTGACTTATGGGGGCTGATGTTCAGCATGGCCGATGCTTCGGAGGCGTTGTAGCTGCTGGCCCGATGCGCATGCCACTCGGGAGACCCTTGGATCAAGTTTTTTTCGCTCATTGCGGTGCTCCGTTTTCGTAAGATGCAACCCACTCCTCGCTGGCCTGTTCGGCTGGAACCGCCATGGCGTGTATGGCCTCCTGCATGGCTCCGTCGACCACGTATTTGGTCGCCAGCTTTGCGATGATGCCATCAGCATTGCTGGTGCCGGCGGACAAGGCTTGAAGGATGCGTGGCTTCTGCTTCTCGAGGATTTCGGCGGTCAGTGTCGGCATCTCGGGTTTCTCGGGCTCTTTGCGGAACTGGCCCTCGATGACGTTATCCTCGCTCAGTGACTTGCCTTCCATTTCATCGGCTGTCGGCTGGGCTCCGACCTCGGGGAAGGCTTTTCTCAGTGCCTGGGCCTCCGCACATTTACTGACCTGGCCATACGGGCGCTTGGACCACATGGCGTTCGGGGCGATACTCCTTTCTTTGCCGCCTTTCACGGCGTAGTTCTCTTTCCAGCGTTCGATTGCAGAGAACTCGACGATTTCCCCACTGGGCAGCCGGCGCTTGACCGTCACCTTGCACCAGACCGGGTAGGTGATTTCCACCCCGCCGATGTTCTCCGTGACGTCGGGTCCGAACTCTGGTTCTGTGACGCCGGCATACTGGCCGGATCGGGCTGCCATCACCCGGTACGAGCCGACCCCAGGCATGATGACGTCACGCATGCGTCCGGCTTTTGAGTCCCACATGGGGACGATGTGAACCGGCTTTTGCATCGGGTCAAGGCTGGATGCCTTGCAGTACCCGATGACAAGTTTAATGCTTTCGGTGCTGGCTCCCGGGTAAAGGCTGGACTCCAGCACCGAGAGCAGTTCCTGCTCGCTCATGGCAAGCGCCGGAATGGCGTCCTGCTTTGTGGCTGCGCTCATGGCTTTATCTCCTGTTTTGTTGAGGTTTGATTGTACCATAATCTAGTAGCTCTGCTATTTGCTTTCGGCTAGTTTTTTCCGTAGATCGAACACGGCGCTGGCCAAGGCTTCGGCCAGTTCTGCGTCATTGGCCGGCTGGCATTTCCGGCGGGTTTCCTCGATCACATGGCGGGTGCCACGGACCTGCTCCATCACATGCTCCTGTGCTGTCATGGCTTTTTCTCGTCTTTGTGGCTTTCGATTTCATCCCAGTCGATATCCTCGATGTTGCTTGCCACAATAACCATCCCGATGAGGATGGTAAGGACAAACAGGATGCCGATGATTTGGGTTGCGGTTAGTTCGTGGCTCACGCTGCCTCCCTATCTTGGTATTCGTTGGCTGCATCCTCGGCAGCATCCTTCTCGCGCTTTTCCATCCAAGCCTCGGCCAGATATTCATCCAGCTTTTTCTTGGCCAGTTCCGGATGCGTCATCAGCGTGGTGAGCACTTCCTGGGTTTCTTCCTCGCCGATCAGTTTGGCGGTGTACTCGCCATCCAGCCAATCCTGATGCCCGTCATCCTCGGATGTTCTCGGGTCTGCCGGATGGTTACGTGCGATCCCATAGTCTTCGTCGTAGCTCATGATTCCTCCGTCATTTCTTCAAGTCGTTCCGCGACGATGCGCAGGGTGCTAATGATTCCTCGAATGAGGTTTTTGTTTACAGGAATCAGTCCCAACTGAGTTGATTTCAGGAATGATGCCGCGCTGTTGATTCGTGTGACCATGGCGCCAAGCTCCATTTGTCCGGCTATCCCGAGATTCACAGCCACCCCGCTGATCCCAGTACCGCGCAAGCCATCAGCAGGCCGATGGCGGCGAAGGCCAGGCCGTGCAGGACGGCGCTGAAGATGATGCTGGCCAATGGTGGGATGAGCATTGCTTGTCTGTTCATGTGAGTCTCCAGCCTCCCAGGCGGGATGCCGGGGTTGGGTACATGCTATGCCTGCTGGCGGGTCATGTCAATAGCTCTGCTATTAGCTTTAGGCGAGGGCATCCATCAGGATGCCTGGTCGATCAGTTCGTTCGGCTGGGTCATTTTCGTGAGAATGTTGACCTTGTGCGGGGCCATGCGGTCCAGCACGCTGACCATCGATTGGTAACGGTCGTTGACGGTTTTGGCGATCTCCTTCTGATCGTGAGGCGCCAAGTTGGTGTACTTGGAGATCATGTCGGCGATTTCCGGTGTCAGGCGGGCGATCAGGTCATGGTATTCGGGACCATTGACCGAGGACGTGAGCTTGACCAGCATGGCCTTGAGCCTGGGCGAAAACTCGCCGATGTCGCAGCGCAGGTAGGAGACGAAGGGCAGGGCGGTTTCGAGGTTCAATGGTCGCTTGCCGTTCAGCAGTTGCTGGACGAAGCCTTGGGTGCCGACGTTGTATTTCTGCGCGAACTGTAACTGGGTCAGTGGGTGCCGGGTGTTGTGCGTGGCATCGTCCCACAATTTCCGCAGGCGCTTGGCTTCCTCCAGCCGGACGTCCTCGGGGACGTAGCTTTTTTTGGTGCTGATTGGCTTTTCTTCGGTCATGACTGACCTCCTTATGTGAAGGGCGTAAGCATAGCATTAAATAGCTACGCTTTTATCAAGCCCCAGCAAGCTCAGGATTGGCGCGGCTTCCGTTGAGTGCTATGCTGTGTCATCCGTAACAAAGCATTGCTAGTGATATGCCACGAAAAACCTATGACAAGAATCTGATCCTGGAGCGAGCCTGCATGGATTATGGCGGGCAAGGCGAGGTAGCCAAGGCCCTGGGGGTCACGCAGGGCCTGGTCAATCAATGGGTCTTGGGCCGAACCCGGGTTACCGCTGAACGGGCGCTGGAACTGGTCAAGCTGTTCAAGTTCAAGATTCGGCCCGAGGACCTGTGCCAGGAGGCCGACTGGGCTGTTGCTCGAAAACTGCCGAAAAAATAAAGGGGTGCAACGATAGCGTTTGCTATCTAAGCAGACGCTAAGATATCCAGCTAGACTGTCTCTCAGGCCGGTATTAATCCGGTGTCAATCAACAAAAAAGCAAGGTTGACTTATGTACATGCTATCCGTGCCTTTCAACGGCCACCATTTGATCGTGGTCGATCATCAAGGCGAGCCCTGGGCTCCCATCATCCCGCTCTGCAATGCCATGCAAGCCGATCCCGACAAGGTCAGTGCCTGGACGCAAAAGATGCAGTGCTTTCAGGCCAAGGTTTTGCAGATCCCCATCGTGGATAGGGTCCGCGAGTTTTTATGCGTCCCGCTGCGCAAGCTGTTCGGCTGGCTGACGCATCTCATGGAGGGTGAGAGGCTCGCTGGCGCCGACGATGTCTTGTATGAAGCCTGGGCCACCGCTCGGCCGGCGCAGATTCCGGCTGATGGCCGGGTGATGCTAACGATCCGCCAGGGCAAGGTCGATGTCGCGCAACAGGTCCCGGAGGATTGGCTTGTGGCTCCGCTCGAGGGGTTCCATCATCTGTCGACCCGGGCCGGTTACCGCGTCACGTCCGATCTGCTGCACGATTTCCTGTATGCCCCTCGGGTCTGACTGACCCACATCTTGTGCCTTCGCGCACCGAAAATCCCACATCTTGTGGGTCGTCGGAAGTAGCATTGCTGCTGTTGATTCTGATGAGCAGAAGGGAGTAATCTGCAGGCTCCAAAAGGACGAAAGGCCCGGGTGACTGAACCACCCGAGCCTCTCTTTCACCTACTGACCACATCTTTGGAGGATGTCAGCGATGACGACTGCGAATTCTAACACGGTGCCGTACAAGCACTGCTCCGCGTGCGGGCTGGTTAAACCCAACGACGCATTCCGCTACATCACGCGCAAGCGTGGCGGGTATCTCTATACCCATTGCCGGGAGTGCGAGCGCGAGTACAACCGCCGTCGAAATGCCGAGCGGAAATTCGGTAACAGCCTGGATGCGCTGATCGAGGCGGTCGGTACACCACCGTGCGACACGTGCTTCCGGCGTGATCGGTGCGCAAGGGACCCGGTGCCGTGCTGGCGGTTCGACGTGTATGTGGAGGGGGTATCCATACCCCAAACAAGCGAAAGCCCCGACAGGAGCGAACTGGCGGGGCGTTCTATCAACCTTTGATCGAGTGGAGATCAAGATGACTGGTTCAAATTATAACGACGGTGGCCCGCATCTGTATAGGGTCAATGAAAAGCAGTTTCTGCGCGGGTGTGGAATCAAAAAGACGCTGATTCTTTTTATGCACGATGGCGGCGCATCGGTTACCCAGGAAAATCATTGGGGGAACGAAGAGGTTTTCCTTTCTCGGGACGACATATTGATGCTCCATGCCCTGGTTCGAACCAGAGAGCGGGCTGGGGTTTTTGAGGGTTTCTCACTGCCGCCTGTGGATTCATCGCATGCGGAGGGCGGGAGTTGAGCATCATCAGGACACACAGGAAGGAGGGCTTTACCGTCATCCCGAACGACCTGATCAATGACGATGACCTGTCTGGTGATGAGCTTGGCATGTTGGTTTTCCTGCTGAGCAAACCAGCAGATTGGTGGGTGACCGTGGAGTCGCTCAAGTCAAGCAAGCGATTTGGCAGCACGACCAAGGTGGTCGGGGCTCTCAAACGGTTGCGTGATTTGGGCTATGCCAAGCTCACTCGGTTTCGGTCAGGCAAGACGGAGTGGCTGATCACTGATGAAAAGGGCCTGTTTGCTGGGCGAGAATCCCCAGACCTAGAGCCACATTCCCAAAATCAGAATATGGGAATGCGCCCACATTCCGAAAACCCACATTCCGAAAACCCACATTTGGGTTTTGGGAACGCATTACAAAGAACTGAGTACAACAAAGAACTGAGAGAAGAACAAAGAACTGAGGATACACCCCCCTACCCCCCAGAGGGCCACGCGACAGAAATGGAAAACAAGCAACCGGCGGGTGCATCCGCAGGTAGTCAAGGACGACATGAGGGCGAGCAGGCCAAACCTGCTGAGCGTGACAAGAAGGCTGCGGTCAAGCACGCGATACCCAGTGACTGGGTACCTGACGAAAACTGCTGGTGCCTGATCGACAAGGCGGGGATTGATCGTGACTTTGCGCTATCGATCATCGACGAGTTCAGGCTTTACTGGCAGGAGCGCGGCGACAAACGTGGTGGTTGGAATGCCACCTTTCTCAATCGCGTCAAGGACGAATGGAAGCGCGATCAAAAGTGGCCCAAGGGCGGAACAAATATCACTCCGCTTCGCCCCGGGCCTATCCATAACGGACCCGCGAATTTTCGCACGCTTGGTGAGCTTCGTGCTGAGCGAAACATCCAGGTGGCGATGGAGTGGGTCAATGAAACTACCGAGAGGTGCGTAAATGATTGATCCTGACGAAAAACCCGCATTCGCGGAAATGCTTACGGCGTGCTGCATAAATTACGGACGTGACGCAGACAAGGGAGTCATGCGGCTCTGGTGGAACTTGCTGTCTGATTACAGTTTCCAGGATGTTGCCAAGGCGATGACCGCGCATATCCGGTCATCAAGCAAGATGCCGGCGATCAACGACATTCTCGGTCTGATCAATGCGGGTAATCCCGCCATGCAGCGCCCTGGTGCGGATGAGGCGTGGGCCATGATGCCGCGATCCGAAGATGACAGCGTGGTCTGGACCGATGAGATGGCGTATGCCTGGGGCATTGCCAGCAGCTTGGTCAATCCCAACCTGGTTGATCGACCAGACTGGGTGGCGGCTAGGATGGCGTTCAAGGATGCCTACAGTCGGGCTGTGGACACGGCCAAGGCGCAGAGTCGTCCGGTGCAGTGGCGGTTGGTGCTGGGCCACACCAAGGACAATTTGCTGGACGTGGTGACCGAGGCGGTTCGGCTGGGGCGTATGTCGGATAACGATGCGCGGCCGTTGCTGGCTGAACTCGAGTACCGCAAGCCGCTGGTCGCTGGTCTGTTGGAGGGAACGGTGGGCACCGACAACCACGACAAGGCCAAGCAGGAATTGGCTCGAATCAAGTCCGGGTTATTCCAGTCTGCCGAGCCGGAGAACCTCGACGCCGTTCGGGCTGAGTGCGAATCCAGGGACCGTGAGCGCAAGTGGTCGCCGAGGGAGGACGCAGCATGAACCATCTGACTGAAGCTGAGGTTCAGACTGCGCAAGCCTGGGCATCCAGGATCGACGGCTGTACCTGTCGAACCGAGTTTGATGGCATGCGGTACGTCGTGGAAAGGCACACGTGCGACCACTGCCGCGAATGGGACCGCAAGCTGACCGAATTAGGTATCGGCGCCAAACCCATGCGTCCTGTCGAACAGAAGCGCCGGAGGAAGGCCGCATGAGGAATTTGACCAACACGATGCTGGCATGGACGCCATCTCGTCAAAACTACCTGGACGCTTTCCCGGGGACCTATGGCCGGGTGGCTCTTGTCACTCATCCGTGGCCCCGGCGGTGGGGACCATTTCCGTATGCCAAGGATTTTGGCGCCAGCCTGAGTTCGGTGCAGCAGGCCAGCCTGGACGAGCGCAAGGCGATGCTGGATCGCATCGTAAATAAAATCGTCGCTGACGGCATCAGTCGGCACCACGTGCTGGACGTCATCCAGTGTCTCGAAGAAATGAACGGAGAAGCCGCATGACCGAAAACCCCATCAATCTCGAAAAACTCCAGGAGTGCCTGCCCGAACTCGAGGCCCTGTACCAAGCTAAGGCCGATGCCGCGATGATGTACTCCTCCGGGCTGGACGCCGTGGCTGAGCAAACTGGCGTCGACCGCAAGGTGCTGGGCAAGGTCGTGGTGGCGCTGAAAAAGGACAAGGCCGAGGAGGCTAAAGCCGAGGCGCAAGAGGTTGCAGATTTGCTGGAAAGCATTGCAACGGGTAACTAGCAGTGCTATTCTAGTCCCGCATTCTTCCTCCTTACCCGCCTCTCCCAAGGGGCGGTTTTTTTCGGATCAAGCATGGACGACATCGCCAACCGCATCGAAATCATGCGCCAGTCTGCGGCGGAAAAGGCCCGTGCTGAGGCTGAGAGGTCCGTAGAGCGACGAAAAGAACAATGGGCGGCCATCCAGCAGGAGCCAGAACTAGCAGTGCTCCTGAAGACTCTGAAGGCGTCCGGGATGGAACCAAAACCGATTTACGTCCTGATCAAGCAGGACAACCCGACCACCAAGCCTGGTCGGTATCGCATCCGCCTTCCGGACGGCTCGCCGATGATGGTGACCGTGCCGGAGGGGTACCAGAGGATTTTGTGAGTCGCATCGAGTCTGATTTTCAGCAGTTCCACTCGGAAAACCCGGGCGTCTACCGGGATTTCTGCCGACTGGCGATTGAGGCTGTGAACCGGGGGTTTCCTCGGGTTTCGTCCGACTTCCTGCTGCACCAGATTCGCTGGGACTCGGATCGGAGGCTGAAGATCAACAACAATTTCAGCGCTTATTACGCTCGCATGTTTGTCCGCGAGTTCCCGCGCCACTCGCATCTGTTCGAGTTGCGGGTAACCCGTGGGGAGCGGGGGGCGGCGCCAAGCCCGCAGATGGATTTGTTTGGGGGTGTGGCGTGATCAGTAAGTTCTACTTCCGGCTGGTTCATAAATCCGCCCGTGACCGCGCCATCGAGGCCATTCGCAATGCGCCGGACGGTTGGGTCTGCATCGTCCAGGAGCCGACGCGGAGCCTGGATGCGAATGCCAAGCTGCATGCTTTGCTGCAGGAACTCAACGGCCAAGAGTGGGCCGGCAAGCCGCGCACGATGGAGCAGTGGAAGTTGCTGATGGTTTCCGCGCATGCGGTGGCTACCGGCCGTGGCGCCGACGTGGTGCCTGGCCTGGAGGGCGAGTTCGTGAACCTGCGGGAGTCGACCGCAAAGATGTCGGTGTCCCGGTGCTCGAGTTTGATCGAATATATCCAAGCGTGGGTGGCGCAACGGTGAGCGCGAAATCAAGACGCCATCTGTCCCGTGTCCATGACATTCCTTGCGTCCTGTGTGGCTCGACCCCGGTTGAAGCCCATCACATCCGTGATGGTCAGGGGTTAAGCCAGCGGGCCAATGACTGGATGGTCGCATCCTTGTGTGCCGACTGTCATCGTGGACCACTGGGTATTCACGGGGACAGGACCATGCTGCGCATCCAGAAGGTTTCAGAGTTGGATTTGGTGGCCAGGACGCTTGAGGCGGTCTATGGCTGAGGATTTTTTCATCAATACACCGTAGGAGAACTATTTTGGCTAATGATCATAATTCCTGCACATTCGTGGGCCGGTTGGGCGCTGACCCGGAGCCTAAAAGTCTGCCGTCTGGCGACACTGTGACGAACTTTCGCATCGCGGTTGGCTGGAAAACCAAGGACAAGGAGGGCGCTGAATGGATTTCCATCGTGGCCTTCGGGAAGTTGGCTGAAATCTGTGGCCAGTACCTGAAAAAGGGTTCTCAGGTTCTCATTGAGGGTTATCTGCGCAGCCGGAAATACACCGACAAAAACGGCATTGAGAGATACGCCACCGAGATCGTCGCCAACAAGATGCAGATGCTCGGCTCGAAGAGTGACGGCCAGTCCAGTGACCGGGCGGCGAGTCAGGCTGAGGCGTATGGGCGGGGTAGTGCTGCGCCGGCTGATACCAGCAGTGCTGGTGGTGGGGGCGACTTCGACGATGACATACCCTTCATGCGCGTCATGGGTCCCTGGTAATTTGCCGTGAACGCAAAAGTAGCACAGCTATGCGACCAGGACATCAGCCAAGTCAAGCATCTGCTGTCGCTTGGCTACCGGCCCCTGGAAATCTCCGAGATTCTCGGCCTGAAGTCTGAACCGCAGATCCGGGCGATTGGCGAGATCAGCAACCAGCCTGGGTTCCGGAAATGGTCGCGGGGTACCGAGGTGCATGGCCAGGCCCGGCGGCGCGGGGGGATGTATACGCCGTGAAGGACGTCAACTTCTGCCGTGGGTGCCGCAGGCACGTGCTCTCGACCGAAGGCAAGGTGGAAGTGGTTCGCTACGTGGCTAATGGCCAGCGGCGGACCATGACCCGTTTTGTGTGCCCTTCCTGTCAGGCAAAAAGGAAGGGGCGGCGATGAATCCGCATGTGGCGCAGAAGCTGTTTCAGGAGTTGACCAATGCCGAGTTGGCGCATCTCGAGACCGGCGTCCAGCACGCTGCGTTTCTGTCGATGCGCCGGCATCGTTACAACGGTGAGGCTCGTCGTGAACTGGACAAGATCATAGCTCTGGGGTCCGGCTGCGGCCGGTTTGTCGGGGTTTTTTTGGCTGAATTTGAGGGGGACTACTGATGGATTGGGTGAAGAAGGTTTTGGATCACGTTCCTGGTGTGAGCGTGATGGAGCGTAAGGAGGGTCTGGTGATCTTCGCCGAAGACTACAAACTGATCGTCGAGCGGATTGCCGGTATGTGGCGATTCCAGGAGTCGAAGTCGGACAAGCCGAACCGGGAGTGTCACTTTGATCTGCGTCGTCAAATTCACATGGTGCTGAATCATGGGTAGCCCGCTTGATCCGCCTTACGGGCATCCCCCTCGTGAGCGTGTTACTGCCGTTGCTTCCCCAGCTCGGTTCCGGATTGGTCAGGCGGTGCGGGTGGTTGCTGGCGACTATGCGGGCGGTACCGGGATTGTGAGGTCCATCGATAAGGCAGGCGGATATCTGGTGGCGTTCAACGGTGACTCGGTGATTGCCGTATCCGAATGGATACACGGCGATCTGCTGTCGGAGAGTTTGGTGGGCGATGTGAAACCACAACCGCGTAAGCATTCCCACTATTTCCGCGACGTATCTCGCTTGCGGGAGATTGACGTCTACCGCGTACTGGAACTGTTCGATGTGACCCATCCAAGTGCGCAGCACGCCATCAAAAAATTGATGGTTTCCGGCAGGCGTGGCGCGAAAAACGTCGAGCAGGATGTCAGGGAAGCCGGCGACACGGTGAATCGCTGGCTGGAGATGATTGCCGAGGATGGTAGTAGCGACCCCGCACCGGGCGGTTCCCGGCATTCAACTGAGAAATCACAATGAACAAGGCCGAATTGATAACTGAAATCTCGCTTAGCGCCGGATTGAATAAAACCGATGCGGGGAAATCGCTGGAGGCCATGATTTATGCCGTGGCTGGGGCCTTATACAAGGGAGAGGACGTCACCCTGGTCGGTTTCGGCACGTTCCACGTGAAGGATCGGGCAGCCCGCAACTGTCGCAATCCGAAAACCGGGGAGACCATGTCGGTCCCTGCGACTCAGCGGGTTGTGTTCAAGCCCGGCAAGTTGCTCAAGGATGCGGTCAATGCCTAGAACCCAGCGCGACCTGTTCCGCAAGCGATCCAAGCCGGTTCACGGGCAATCGGAGCATGTTGAGCAGGTCATGTTTTGCCAGTGGATGCAGTTCCAGCATCCGCACATGGCCAAGCGACTGTTCGCGGTTCCCAACGGTGAGTACCGGACCATCAGCGCGGCGCGGCGGCTCAAGGACGAGGGTGTCCGGCGGGGTGTGTCCGATCTGATCATGCTGGTGCCCAACGAGCGGTACTTCGGGTTGTGCCTGGAGTTCAAGCGGGCAGAGGAGACGTGGTCAGCGGTAAGCATGGATCAGCGGGACTTCCTCTACCAGGCCGAGAAGGATGGCTATGCCGCTGGGGTCGCTTTTGGTTTTGACCACGGGCGCTACCTCATGACCCGCTATCTGAACGGGGAAGATGTGACGATGGATGATTGCAAATTTTACGCAAAGGAGAAGGGTAAACGATGAGCATAAATGATGTGGTCAGGAAATTCCTGGCGGTCGATATCCAGGTTGACGGTCGCGGTCAAGTCCCGGCCTATGCCCATCCGGGTGATGCCGGCTGTGATCTGTGCGCGGCATTGGATCAGCCGGAAAAGCTGTGGCCTGGTGACATCAGGGCTATTCCAACCGGGCTGCGCGTGGCGGTTCCGATGGGGTTCGAGATGCAGATCCGCTCTCGCTCCGGGCTGTCGCTGAGAGGGATTGTCGTGGCTAATGCGCCAGGAACTATCGATGCCGGGTTCAGGGGAGAGGTGAAGGTGATCCTGCGCAATTCCGGCAAGACCGAGGATGGTCCTTTCGTCATTGAACCCGGCATGCGGATCGCACAGGCGGTGTTTGCTCCGGTCATTCAGGCGTCATTTATTGTGGTCGACAGCCAAGATGAGACGTCTCGCGGTGATGGCGGGTTTGGGAGCACCGGGGTATGAAGACATGGCGCCGAGAAGCTCAGGGCCGGACGGCAAAGCGCAAGTGTAAGCAATGGGCTGGAAGCTCTATGCGCAAGAAAGAGCACGTCAAGGAACTGAAGAGGTATTACCGAGGGTGGCTCGGTGCGCTTGATCACATTCAGCTTTTCTACAAAATATAGTAGCATTGCTTGTCATCCTACCTGACATCTGCAAAAATCGCGTCCCATCAAACATTTGCATGGGACCGCGATGGATACCACAGTCGAACTGGTCGAGTGCCCGCCTTACCACATGCAGTTGATGCCGACGCGCTGCGCGTCCAACTGGGAGTCCGTCGCTGGCAAGCATCGGCACAAGCTCGAACGGCTGCAGCACTGCCTCGACTGTCCTCTGGGTGCGCAGCGGGCTGGCCGGCAAGCGGTGCCGACCCCGCTTCCGCGTTTCTGCTGTCGCTGCCTCAAGCTCTCGCCGCGTCTGATCGGCAAGCGTCTTTGCCCATCCTGCTACAACCGCCAGCGCGAACTGGAACTCGGCCGAAATGCCAGGGGTACGGCGCCGGTCAAGATCACCCCGGTGTTCACCGTCACCGCTCAGGTCCGTGACGCGGAAGTCGTCATGACCGCTGTCGACCGCATTGAGGTGGCCATGGTCACCCTGCGTCAGGACTCGACTGCCACCATCGGTTGGGCTCATGCGGTCAAGGCGCCAGCGCAGTTCCAGACCATGTGGGGCGGTGTCTGAGCAATCCTGAACTATGGGCGCTCACCGAGCACTGCTGCCGACGCTGTTTTGGCCGGGTGTTGCGGCGCTATGTGGGTGGTCGTCACCAGGCCCTGTGTGCCGAATGCGGCCTGCAGGTCGATGGCTACCCGCGAGCCCTGTGCTGCTGCGGCGTCAAGATGGCCGATGGCAAAGACGCCGGACTTCGTTGTGTCCCGAACGACGACATCACTCCTGAAACCCCGCACCGCGTGTTGGTTCGTCATATCAGCACGCTGCCGCATGATCCGCTGAAAAAGCATGAACCAACTCCGGATTGACTACCTGCCGCTGGATGGGCTGGTCCCGTATGAGCGGAATGCCAAACTGCATCCGCAGGAGCAGGTTGAAAAAATTGCCAACTCGATCCGCGAGTTTGGCTTTAACGCCCCGATCATGCTGGATGACCGAAACGGCATCATTGCGGGTCATGGGCGGGCGATGGCGGCAAAACTGCTGGGTATCAAGCAAGTGCCCTGCGTGTACCTGTCGCATCTCTCCGACGTCCAGAAGCGGGCCTACATTCTGGCCGACAATCGCACGGCGCAGTCGGATTGGTCGGTTGATCTGTTGTCGCTGGAACTGAAGGACCTCCAGTTCGAGGACTTTGACCTGAGTCTCACAGGGTTTGACCCAGGCGAACTGGAAATGTACCTGACCGATCCGGAGCCGCCGGAGGAAGAAGGTGAGAAACCGTTTGACGAGCCCGAGGGTGAGCCGATCTCAATTCTCGGCGACATCTGGCAGTGCGGCCCGCATCGGATTGGCTGTGGTGATGCGGCCGATAGCACATTCATCGAAACGCTATTAGACAGAAGTCCGGTTGATCTGGTTTATTGCGATCCGCCCTATGGGATCGGCGAGGCCGCCGGGCGTAACAAGAGCCGGGGCAAGATAGCCAAGGCCAAAGACTACGGCAACGACGACTGGGATAACCAGATTCCCTATGCCGCGATCCAGACCGCGCTGAGCCTGTCCAAGAACGTCGTGCTGTGGGGCGGCAACTACTTCGCCGACAAACTGCCGCCATCGTCCTGCTGGCTGGTGTGGGATAAGGAAAACGGTGCCAATGATTTCGCCGATTGCGAGTTGGCCTGGACTTCGTACCCCAGTGCCGTGCGCATGTTCCGGTTCCGCTGGGCCGGCATGCTCCAGGGCGACATGAAGAACAAGGAGGATCGGGTTCACCCGACGCAAAAGCCGGTAGCTCTGCATAAGTGGGCCTTCGAGACATTGAAAGCGGGCGGGGTGGTGGTCGATCTCTTTGGAGGATCGGGAAGTAGTTTGATCGCCTGCGAGAAAACTGGCCGAGCGTGTTTCACGTGCGACATCACGCCAAAGTACGTCGACGCTATGGTGCGGCGCTGGCAGGACGTGGCGGGAACCCACGCGGTGCATGCGGAAACGGGGGATGTGTTTCCGGGGTGACGCCCGCATCGTGACAGCACAATAAGGGTAATCTCCCCAAAGGTGCGCCCATGTTCACACCCGCCGATCTCCGCTTTCCCCTCCTGCTGATCAAGTCCAAGAAGCTGTCTGATCAGCCTGGCATGGTCCTGATGGGTAATCCGCCCCGCTGGCACCAGATCAATCCTGGCGACGAGGCACCAAAGGACGTTCACCACGCCCTGTACAAGAAAGGCGAGATCGCATCCGCGAAAAAACTTTCCAAAGACCCGGAGTTCACCAAACTCCATCCAGACGAGCAGGTCAAGAAAGTCCAGGAGCACGCCAAGGCGGTTCAGGACAAGAACACAGCCAGTTCCAAGGCCGCCACGTTTATCAAGAAGGTGATAAGCGGTCAGCCGCCACAGGCCGCCGAATGGAAGCACTGGATTGCGCAAAGCCGGGAAAAGCGTGCGGAGGATATTGCCAAGTTTGAGGCCGACCCGCAGGTCAAAGCCTACTGGGATCAGGCGGTATCGACCTTCAAGGCCAAGGCGGCGGCCAACATCGAGCGGCATAAGGCCGAGGACAATCAGTCGGACAAACCGGAGCCGGTGAAAGCCGCTGAACCCCAGAAGGAGCGGGCAGTTGATGCGGACAAAAAGGCGGACACGGTTGAACCGGTCAAGGCAAAAGAGTCAGGGATCAAACCGCTGGATCACGGCGAACTGAATGTTCCCGGCAAGACCAACAAGATCAACGCGGAACTGGATAAGTACAAGGCGCAGCAGGCCAAGCAGGCCAAAGCCGACCAAAAGTCGGCGACCGTTGACAAAAAAGCCAACAAGGCCAAGGCCAAGGAATTATTTGCCGAGCACGGTCAGGCCATGATCGACCGGTACAGCAAGAAGTTCGGTAAAAAAGAAACGACCGACATGCTGGACGATCTGGTCAAGTGGCAGTCGACCAAGTTCATCCTCATGGTTGATAAGTACCTGAAGGAACTAGAGGCGGAAAAGGCTGAATCAAAACAAGAGCCCGTTGCTGAGCCGGAAAAGGCCGAAGTCAAGCCAGAACCCGTCGCGGAATCCAAGCCGGCATCTGAGTCCGACGACGACTACGATGCCAAAATCCAGGAATACGCCACGGGCGCGACCTACAAGCAAAAAGCCTACAAGCTGCTATCGCAAGACCCCGAATGGCTAAAGCTGTCCGGCAAGCCCAAGTTCGACGTATTGCACGCCAAGTACCTGGAGTTGCAGTCAGCCGCATCCCTGTCCGGAGCTATGGCCAAGTTTAAAACGGCGCTGTTGTCCGGCAAGGCGCCAACCAAAGCACTGGTCGAGAAGTTCAACTCACTGAGTAAGGAAGACCAGGCCAAGGTGCTCAAGCCGGTGTTCGAGCAGAAGGACAAGGCCGAGATTGGGAATCTTCTGGAGCAGTCAGGGGCCAAGCCGGTGGAAAAACCCAAAGCGGACAAGCCCAAACACACCTTCAAGATCAAGCCGCATGAGGGCGGATTCAAGCTCGAAAGCGATAACGGTGGTGGCTTTGTCGCCAACAAACCCAAAGGGGGCATGAGCCTGTTTGGTTTGCCGCCCAAGGTGTTCAAGACCGAAGCCGATGCCCAAGCCTATCTCGACAAGAAGGGTATGACGATGGATGCGGGAGAAAGCCCCAAGGTCGACGACAGTCCCAAGGATGGCGATACCAAACAGGGCGCCGATGGCCTGCTGGTGTTCAAGAATGGGCGCTGGCACAAGCAGGGTGAGCCGGAAAAGGCTGGCGGCGACAAGGTCTACCTCAATGTGCCGTTCCAGAAAAAGGACTTTGCCAAGCAGGCCGGCGCCAAGTGGGATTCCGTAAAAAAGCTGTGGTATGCGCCAGAAGCCAAGCAAGGCATGGCTACCGATTACGGGGTGAAGATCAATCCCGGATTGACTCAGTTTATTCCCAAGGAAGTTGGACTGGTCAACCAAAAAGGCAACATCAACGCATCGGCGCTGGCGGAAAACCTGGCTATGTCCAGTGGCGAGCCGCATGAAATTCATGCAGCCAAAAACCCAAAGACCGGAGCCATGGGCTATTACGTAGCCAAGACAGATGGCACGCCGGCTGAAACCGGTTACGACGTGCTGGGCAACTGGGAAAAGCAGGGGCCTGTGGACGGGGACGGAATCAAGCAGTCAAAGGCTGAAACCAAAAAAACCGAGGGCGAGAAGTACAAGGACGAGTTGGTTAATGCGGCCAAGACGGGTGATGGTGCGATCCCGTTGCCAAAAGGCGTGCTGGCTAAAAAGCCGGTTGGGCTGAAGGGCATCGCTGGGGTTATGGTCGAACAGATCGAGAACGCCCACAGCGTGGGTGATCAGGATGCGCTTAAAAACATCAAAGCGAACCTGTTCACGCCGGCCGATTCCACTGGCAAGATCATTTATTCCGGCACCAATAAAAAGGCTGTCGAGGCGTATCTGGATGCGGCGATTGAGGACTTGAGCGGCGAGAAAAAGCTCACCAAAAAAGCCGTGGAGGCGTTGGCCTATGAGTTGGGTAAAAAGGCGCATGCGGCGGGCTATGCGGTGCCGGTTTTCGATCCGGAACTGATGAACCTGATCAAGCAACTACCCGAGTATGGGTCTGTATCCAAGGCGGCGTACAAGGCGTGGCAGAAGGGTAGGATTGAGGCCATGGCTGCCGCACCGATTCCTGGATGGTCCGAGGACGAGAATGCCGCCTTCCAGCAGGCTGTTAATGGCAAGCAACCGGCTGAGCCACAGACCGAAATCCACCACGGCGCGGCCTGGGTTGCGGCACTGGCTGAGGGCAAGAAGCCTGACAATGACACCGACAATGCGGTCGTCATAATGCCGGAGGAGCGGCAACAGGAACTGTTCACCAAAGCCGCTACCCTATGGGCCAAGGGCCAGAAACTGGATGCTGATGAGCACGGCGTGGCGTTGGGCAAGGTGGTGCTGAGCGATGTCATGAATGACCGCGAGCATCAGGAAGGCGACACCAAGACCGTCAACGGTGTCACCTATATCCTGCAAGGCGGTCGCTGGCATCGGCAGACCCCGAAAACCAAGGGTGAGGGTACGCCGGCACAGAAGTTGGCAGCTCTGCAGTCGCTGGATACGCAGGCGCTATTTCATAATATAACAAACGGTCAAGCTAGCCAGAAAACTGATCGTCACCTGGACGCTATGGGTCCGGACGCCAAGGCTACTTTTTACAGCATGATGTCTGACTACGAAACAAAGTGGTCAGTAATTTACAAAAAAGGCGCTATCGCGGCAGCCGTTGGGCACCCGAATGAGGTTCTGACAAAAACAGGTCAATGGGTTCCGTTTGATCCTGATATGTCTGCGGCAGCAACACCTCCAGGTATAGTTTTCTGGCAAAAGGCGCTGGAGGAAGCCACTCTAGCCGCCAAAGATGAGCCCAGCAGTGGCCCGGAGAACCCCGACACGCCGCAATCGTTCGGGCATGGCACGGTGACCTTTACCGGGGCGCAAAAGCTCCACGATTTACTGTCAAGCAAGGGCTGGGACGTGGCCGGCGGCCCGCATCACCAGATCAAATTTTTGAGTAGCAAATCCATTCAGGATTGGAGCGTGAGCCCGGCCGGCTGGATCGATGACAAGGCCGTCTGGCAAAAGAGCCAGTGGTACCTGAAGGACATGTTCCCGGCAGGCGCGGTTGTGGATGTTGCCGATACGAAGTGGGTCATCGAGCACAGCGCCAAAAGCCTGGATTTCGTCAATCAGCAGACCGGGCAGAAACAGTCGTTCAGCAAGAAGGAGCAGGTCGAGGATTTGCTGAACACGCTTTGGCACAAGAACCCCACGATCATTCCGCCCGGGCATCCGGCCGGCAAGAAGATTCGCGACGAGGCGGCCGATCAGGTGGCGGTGGATTCTCCGACCATTGAGCACAACGCCCTGTTGTTCAAAAAGGTGAATGGCGCTTGGAAATATAACTTCAACGACGCTGGACCCTGGTATGACATGCCGGACAGTTACCTGAGCGAGCACGGCAGCGCACTGGAATCCAAGCTGGCAGCGGCGCAGGGCACATCAACCGAACCCGCCGGACCCAAGATCATCTCCGGCAAGGAATTGATTGATGAGTCCATGCCTGAGCAAACCAAGAATGCGCTCCTGACCGCTCAGTACAAGCAGGAGGATGGTCAGTGGTTTGTAATGAACTCCGGGTTTGCCGACTTTGGAAATTGGGTGCCTATTGATCCAAATGGCGCGTTCCTGAAACAGCACGGCGCAAAACTGAACAAGCTGGCGGGCATTATCGAGGAATCACCCGTCATCACCTTAACCCTCCCGCATATTGGTGACGTCAACTACAAGAAGGTCGATGGCATCTGGATGACTGAAGACCAAAAGGGCAATCCCGACGCCGGCTGGCACAAGATCAACCAGGACGGGGTGATGGTCGCGGATTTGGAGCAAAAGCTCAAGGAAGTGCAGGGCGGCGGCTACGACCTGATGCAGCACCCGAAGGTCATGGGCTTTATCCAATCTATAGGTAATGGCATCAAGCCATCCGCTGGCGACAAGGCATTCGTTGACGCAGAGACCGTTGGCGAGTCCTACGACAAGGTGTTTACGGCTGCATCTGAGGCGTATGCCAAGAATCATGGTCTGGACCCGAGCGATGAGTCCGACAAGATGCTGGCTGAGGCGATTTCGCTTGATCTGTTGCTGAACCTTGGACACCCGCAAGAGGGCGACACCAAGACGGAAAACGGCATCACCTACCAGTTGATCAACGGTCGCTGGCATCGTGTGACGCCGAAGGATGAGGATGTCATCACCGACTTGCCCGGCTACGAAGGAGCCAAGTTCAAGAAAAAAGGCGAAGAGTGGGTGTACCAGACAGCTAGTGGCGCTTGGGCGCCCGTCATAAACGGGAGCCAGATCGATAAGCTCGATGCCCACGCGGCCCCCAAGCCCAAGGCAAGCCCGATTGATGCGGTCAACATCGATGAGGGGTACAAGACCCACGCCAAAGCCGCAGACAAGATCGAGGCTGGCCTGAATGCGCTGAAGGAAAAGGCCAAAGCCGAGGGTATCAGCGCATGGAAGGGCGTCATCTCTATCAGCAAGGTCAAGGGCACCATCACGGTCAATTTGCCGGTCAGTGAGTACCAGATGCTGAAGCTGAAAATCATGCAGTACCATCTGGATGACCCGAGCACGACCAACAAGCCCTGGCTGGTCAATCTGGTCAAAGGCGTGATGGATATGAAAGTCGCCACCAAACTGGCATCCGGCAAAAAGCCCAAGAAACCAAAGAAGGTCGCGCCCAAGGAAACCAGCAGTGCTCCTGGGCTGTCGTCCAAGACCGAGTCGATTGACGACTGGAAGCAGATCGGCGGTCAGGGTGGTTACAACCCGGGCGGAACCTATCGGGACGCCAACGGTGATGACTGGTATTGCAAGTTCCCTGATGGGGGTGAGCACAACGTCAAGAACGAGTTACTGGCGGTCAGTCTGTACAAGGCGGCCGGTCTGTTTGTGCCTGACGTCAAGTTGGTCACGCAAAACGGCAAGATCGGTTTGGCCAGCAAGATTGTCCAGGGAGCCAAGGAGGATAAGTCGTGGCTGAAAAACGGCGGTGGACCCGGTGTACTGGAAGGTTTCGCTATCGACGCCTGGCTGGCGAACTGGGACACGGTGGGCAATAACCCCGCCGAGGGTAAGGGGTTCGATAACATCCTCAAGATGCCCGACGGATCGGCGGTCAGAATCGATGCGGGCGGGGCCTTGCTGTATGGCGGGGCTGGCAGCCTCAAGGGCGAGAAGTTTGGGGATGTGGCCGACGAGATCGAGTCGCTTCGCAACCCAGGCACCAACCCGAATACCGCTCAGGTGTTTGGGAAGATGAGCGAGGCAGATATCAAGTCCAGCGTCATGACTCTTGCACAGCTTGATGACGGAAAAATCCAGGGACTGGTAATGCAGTATGGGCCTGGGGACTACTCCGAAAAGAAAAAACTCTATGAGAAGTTAGTTGCTCGCAAGAACAGCATTGTTAGCAAATTCCCGGATGTTCAATCAGAACTCCTGAAAAAGAAACTGGCCAAGTTTAATTGGAGCGGCATCAGCACGCCACCCAACTTCCTAAACTGGGGTGATTCCGGAAAGCCGGGGCCGGCAACGTTACTGCAGAAGAATGAGGCAAATCAGGAGGGAGTCAACAAACTGTACGAGGTTGCCAAGACCGGCAACATATCAGCCATCAGGAACCTGGATTTTCCGCTCTATGACAGTGGGGGGACCGTTACTGGTTACGCCAAAGCGTTGGACCATCCGTCCCAGTACGTGAAGGGTTATGCCCAACAGGTCATCAACGAAATCAATTACCAGCTTAACCCGCCGGTCAAATTCAGGTTCACCGAAGGGCATCCGCTGGCGGCGCTGGACTCGGCGTTCCCGACAGCCAAGGTTGGAGAACATCCGCACAAGGTTGGCAAGTTCCTCGATTTGGGCGCACCGGGCGAGGTTGGTGTTGAAGATCTGGGACTGCCGGAAAAAGTCACTTACAAGGGCGGTAAACTCTCGACCTCAACGTATGCGTCGACGGCCAAGGCATTGGTCACCAAAATGCCCAAGTATCAGTTGCAGGCAGTGCAGTCTTATACCGGGTCGGGCTATCAGGAGATGAACAACGGCCTATGGAAAGGGAACCCCTCCGGTGCAGCCAAGAGTGCGGCCGAAGCACTACACACTTTGTCGCATGAGGTGACTCCAGGGACTATTCTGTCCAGAAAAATCGGCGTGCATGGCTCCGACCTTGAACAGCTTGTCGGGGCACTGGCAGGCGGCAAGGGCCAAGGCATGGTGGGTCATGTCCTGCAGGAGCCGGCCATCATGTCGACCAGTATCGACCCTGATGTCTGGAGCGGGAATGTTCACATTAAGATGAACATCGGCCCAGGCGTCAAAGGGCTTTATGTCGGGCCTGGGTCAGACCCAAACGGCGGCGCTGTCTCGTCACACGCCAGTGAAAAAGAACTGCTTTTGCCGCCAAACACCCGCATGATAGTGAACAAGATCAAAAAATCCGGCAGCGATGCGGATGGGTTTGGCCATGGGTCGGAGTACATTATTGAGGTGACCGTCCTGCCGACGCAGGAATAGCTGTGCTATTATTGACATACAGAGGTTAGAGATCATGGTCGACCAAAAATCAGATATTGCCAGCAAGCAGGGAAGCTCTGGCTGGCACATCGCGCTGGAAAAAGCGTCGGGAGCCAAGCCTTATCTTGGTGACACCGCCGTGGTGGATCGGCTGATCCGAGAATTTATCAAGGGCGTCCTGGACCGGTTTGATGCGGTTCAGGAGGGCAAGATGCTGCCGGCTGAGGCCAGCGACATGGATAAGCAATCATGCGAAAGATACGGCACCATCTTTGTGGGTGGTGACGGGCAATACGAAAGCATTGGCGCATGGAATAAAGATGGGTTGCCCTGCATGGTCGCAGCCAAATTTATCCAAGACATTCCGGCCATGGCTGACATGAATCAGTCCGGGGTTGTTATTCAGTTTTTCGCCATCTTGACGCACCTCGTCTATCAAGCCGAGAAACGGTACATGAAGTCGAGCAATGACGATGCGATGAAAAATGACATCGCCACTATCGTCCATTCTGCCGTTCTGGCTTTGGTTGGTGTTGAGTCTGGATTTGACAAGCTCTACGAGGTGGCCGAATGACCGTTCTGCTTTTCAAAGCCCACAACAAGGGCTACACCCGGTCGGATGGCACGTATGTGGCTCCGTTTGACGACCGCAGGCAGCGCAAGGTGCTTCTGCATTCATCCAGCGGATCGATGACGGTAGACGGTAAGGTGTACAACGCGCCAAAAGGCAGGCAGATCGACCCTGACATGGGTATAGGGGATGCCATGGCTCGATACGTTACGGGCACTCATGGCGACATGGACCTTCTGGTGTGGCATGGGACCAGCGCCGAGTATCTGGATTCTATCCTGTCCACAGGCATCCGCCCCAGCGAAAAGACCGAAGGCTTAGCCCGAAAAACGGACCACGGCAAGACGTTTGTCGCGGCCGACCGAAAGGATGCCCGGTCATTTGCTTACTCCGCGCTCAAGCATTTCCCTGGTTCGGATGCGGTGGTGTTGGCTATTCGCCTGCCGGCAGAAGCTAAGGACAAGTTTGACTACTTCCAGAACGGGATTGAGAGCTTTGCCGATATCCTCGGTGGAGTGCCGCCTGAATGGATTATTGGGTATCAGGTGATCAGCCTGAACGAGGATGGCACCTACGCTTATCACTACGAGCGGCTGGCCAAATCTGATGCCGTCGATGAAGGCGACTTCTATGTTGTCACTATCTGCGACAACGGCCATGTGCTGGCCAAGGCGCACAACAAGGGTTATACGCGCAAGGATGGAACCTACGTGGCGCCTTTCGACGATTCCCGCCAGAAAAAATACGTCTGGGTGTGGAAGAACGGCGTGGGCAAGAAAGTGCCCGCAGAGGCCGCAAACAAGCCCGTGGCAGCGCAAAAACCGAAAGGACAGGCGGATATGTTCGGGGGCGAGTCCAGTAAGCCCAAGACGATCCTGGGGTTCAAGCCACCTCCCAAGTACCCAGCCTATCACCCGAAGCTCAACGAGGACGGCAAGCCGCACGGCATCATGTACCCGTCGAAGGCATCCGCTCCGGAGACATGGCATGACCCGGAATCGGTGGCGACGTTTTTGCCCGGGGGCAAGTGCCCGCCTTCGCTGAACGGCATCCCCCTGAAAAAATGGGAGGACGCGCCAAAGACCGAGGCTGGCTGGAATTACGTCGAGGGTCAGGATCACAGCATCGAGGAGCCGGAACTGAAGGTGCCCAGCGGGGTGTCGGCAGGGTCCGGGGTGGTCGTCATTGAACCCGATGGTCGGGTGTGGTTGGTTGACCCATCCAACCAGTTCGCCGGGTATCGCTCCACGTTCCCCAAAGGCCATCAGGATAAAGGTATCAACCTCCAGGCCAATGCCATCAAGGAGTGTTTCGAGGAGTCAGGGATCAAGGTGGAAATCACCGGGTTCCTGGGTGACTTCATGCGCACCACCACCATGAGCCGGTATTACCTGGCTCGACGGGTGGCCGGGACACCAACCGATTGCGGCTGGGAGTCGCAGTCTGTCAAGTTAGCGCCCAAGGAGGACCTGCTGTCGGTCCTGAACCGCGAAAACGATCAGGACATCGCCAAGGCCATCGAAGGCGTCAAAACCGGCCACGTGACCGAGGACGGCGTGGAATCAACCGAGGGCTGGAAAAAGGTCGGCCAGCAGCAGGGCTCCAATCCGGGTGGCAGTTTCGAGGATACGCACGGTCGCCAGTGGTACGTGAAATTTCCAGACACCCAAAAGCACGCGCATGCCGATGACCTTATCAAGAACGAAATTCTGGCCGGCAAGCTCTATCAGGCGGCCGGTATCGAGGTGCCCGAGGCGAAGTTCGTCAAATACAAGGGGCAGCTTGGCATTGCCTCACGCATGATGGACGGGCTGAAGATCGACAAAGGCAAGCTGAGCGCCAAGACCCCGGGTGTTGCCGATGGGTTTGCCGTGGACGCCTGGCTGGCAAATTACGACGTGGCCGGGCTGGTTTACGACAATCTGCTGGTGTCTCCGGATGGGCGAGCCGTTCGTATCGATGCGGGTGGATCGTTGCTCTACCGGGCTCAGGGAGCGCCCAAAGGCGATAAATTCGGCGACACCGTGACCGAAACCGAGACCTACCTGAATGGCATCAACCCGCAGACCCTGCACGTGTTCGGTGGCATCACTCAAAAACAGAAGGAAGCCTCCGTGGCGAGGGTGGCTAGTATCGATGACGAGGCCATCAATACACTGGTGAACCGCTATGGTCCGGGCTCGAAAAAGGATCGTGCGGCACTGGCTGACAATCTGATCGCCCGCAAGCATGACCTGCTAAAACAATTTCCAGGGGCAAAAAAATTCATGGACTAGGTTTTTCTATTCTTTCTGGTACAATAGCACTGCTAGTTAACTGGAAAGGAGATGAACTATGTGGTTGTGCTTAAAAGAAGGATTTCTGTCGATTGTTGATAAGGATGTTGCCGAGGGTCAGTTGTTGGTTCGGTCGCGGGTCAAGGAGCACATCACCCGCTACTGGCCTGACGCCGATGTAAAGCGGACGCCTGGTACTCATCGGGACTACCTGTACCGGGCCAGTATCAGCCGAGATGATGTTGCCAAAGTGATTGCGGATTACGTCATGAACGACATCTCCGAGGGCAACTTCAAGGCGTCGGTCACGGATCGCAAGCTCCATAGGGTGCTCATGCGGGCTTGGGGCGTGTTTGCTGAACTGCAGGAGATACCTCCGTACTCTGACGGGTAAGACCTTGTGGCCAGTGCGGTTTCTGTGTTGGCCATCCTGTCTTGTGGTAAAATACCAGCAAAGCTATTCATCATGATCATTACGGCAACACGCGAAACCCTGCTTGGCCCGCTGACGGCGGCCATGCCGGCGGTCAAGAAATCGACCCTACCGATCCTCAGCAACATGCTGCTGGACGCGCAGGCCGATGGCTTGCACATAACGGCCACCGATCTGGACACGCAGATTCGGTGCATGGTGGATGTCACCACTGAGCAACTGGGTGGTGTCACTCTGCCTGCTCGCAAGCTGCTGGACATCGTCAAACTGGCGCCAGCGGGCTCGACCATCAAACTGGCTACTGCCGATCTGGGCAAGCTCCGGGTGCAGGCGGGACCGTCGCGGTACACGCTGGCCACGTTGCCAGTTGAGAACTTCCCATCGTTCGACCCGGGCGACATCATGCAGACGCTGGAGTTGCCGGCCGATGTCCTGTTGAAGGCGTTCAAGCGGGTGTCCTTCTGCGCGGCGGTCAACGACGTGCGCTACTTCCTCAACGGGGTGGCGATTCGGCTGTTGGCGCATGAACTCGAGACGGCGGCCAGTGACGGTCATCGGCTGGCCGTGATGCAAACCCCATTGGCCGAACCGCCGGATGTCCCGAGCGACAGGCACCGCATCCTGCCCCGTGATTCGGTGCTGGCCATGATGAAGTTCCTGGCTGATGCCAAGACGGGCGCGGTCAAGCTCCAGATCGGGGACCGCACTGCGAGTATCACCATCAGTGATCAGCAGTTCTCGACCCGGCTGGTTGAGGGCGCTTATCCCAACATTCAGCGGGTCATACCCAAGGACACCACGACGCACTTCATCGTGCCTGTGGCCGATATGCTGGCGTCGATTGCCAGGGCCGGCGTCGTCAGGGAGGGCAAGGACAACCCCATCCAGGTAGCCATCGAGCAGGACTCCCTGACCATCGAGGCGGCCAATGCTGCAGGCGATGATGCGCGGGAGGTGCTGCCAATCAATCTGGATGGCACTCCACTGACGTTGGGCTTCAACGGCAGCTATCTGGCCGAGTCGCTGGGTCAAGTCGATGCCGATACCGCCGAGTTCAAACTGCGGGATAACTCCGGGCTGGTGCTGGACCCCAGTGAGCCGGGGTGGCTGTCGGTTGTCATGCCGATGCGGTTATGACCATGAAAGTCTGGGAGCAACGGTCGTGGCTGGCCCTGGTGATTTCATCGATTGCCTATACGGGCCACCATCCTGGTATTGCGTTGTACTGGTCTGTGATGGCATTGCTCTGTTGGGTGTTGAGTATGCGCCTTGAGCGTGACCCATGAACCCTCTCAAGTTCATCCCTGTCGCCGAGGCTATGGCGGGTCTGTCCAAGGACCCGCGTACCAAGGTCGGCGCCATCGTGATTGATGACGACGGCAACATCCTCTCGACCGGGTGGAACTCATTCCCGCGTGGGGTGGACGACGATCCTGTGCGGTACGCTGATCGAGAGGTTAAGAACCGGTTGGTTTCCCATGCGGAATCCAACTGTGTATCGCAGGCTGCCCGCAACGGTGTCCGGCTGAAAGGCTCCAGCATCATCGTGACCGAGTTATTCCCCTGCTCCAACTGCGCCAAGCTGATCATTCAAGCCGGCATCCGCCGGGTGTATGCCCCGGTCATGAAGTCACATCACAGTGACCAGTGGTTCGAGGAAAAGGCGATCTCCGATCTGATGTTCGGTGAGGCTGGGGTTGAGGTGGTGGAGTACGCGCAATGACGAGTGCAGTCAAGGCAGGTGAAAAAACACCCGTTAGGGTGATCTGGAGAACTGGTGACCTAGACCAGTGGGAATACTTCTGGCTGATTGAGGCCGGCGAACACTGGGTCACGCTCCAGGGGCGCGATACGCCAGATGGCTTTAAGCATGTTGGGGACACCATTATCGTTCCTGCGCGGGATATCCGTGACATGGTTGTGTGCAGCCAATGACCAAGAAAGCCAGTGAGTTGCGAGCCGATGCCGTCAAGGCAGGGAAGAAGACTTACACTGGCAGTCCGTGTCGGAGGCATCCTGAGAACCGGGAGCGTCTGGCCAGCAACAACAATTGCATCATCTGCTCGAAGGAGAACTCTCGGGCGCGTCGGGCCGGTGGTCCAATCAAGGAGGGCGGCCGGCCTTCACTGTTGACCGACGAACTGACCATGCAATTGTGCCAAGCCATCGCGGCTGGCAACTACCTTGAGACGGCGTGCCAGTTTGCCGGGGTGCGTGTGGGCACGGTTCGGGAGTGGATTTTCATGGGCGTGAGGGCCGAGGACCCAACTGATCCGTATGCCGTGTTTGCCACCGCCATAAAAAAAGCCGAGGCTCAGGCCGAGATTCAGGGGGTCATGCGAATCCGCAAGGCATCCGAGGAAAGCTGGCAGGCCATGGCCTGGTGGCTGGAGCGGGCACGCAAGCCGAGGTGGTCACAGCATGTGCAAATTGACGTGAGGCAAATGTCTGATGAGGAACTCGCCGAGCTTATCCTTGGTGGACTTGGTGGCGGAGGCGCGGAGGCGGGGGATGTCCTTGCCTCCGGCGGTGGAGGCTCAACTTAGGCAGGAGGCCAGCCGGCGCAGCATGTCCCTGGGTGGCGACCAAGCCATCCTGATTCCGGAGGACATGACTTTTCGGGAGTGGTGCGAGACACTGGGCCAGCAGGGGCTTAAGGTCGATGGTCATGCGTTCACCCTGGCGAATCGTCGGTCCCTGTGGGAAATCTACGACCACATCCCGACTCACGCCGAGGACGCTTTCGGCAAGACCCTGGTGCTGCAGAAGGGCGCACAGATGGGCCTGACGGTGTTCGAGATTCTGGCGAACCTCTACATGGCCATCAAGTTCGCCCCGTGCAAGGTGCTGATGTACCTCCCGGATCGCTCGATGGCGGCTTACAAATCCTCGCAGCGGTTCATGCCGATCTTGCGGTCGGCGCCGAGCATCTACCCGCTGATCGCCACGGACGGGCGCAACGAGGGCAACACCCTGACCCGGGTCATGCCGGGCCTGGGGTCGAATTTCCTGTTCCTGTGGACCTCTGGGCGCGACGGTGGCGTGACCGAGTCATTCCCGGGTGACGTCCTGTCGCTCGATGAATGCCAGGGCATGACGCTGGAGCAGATAGACCGGGTGCGGGAGCGATTGTCGGCTTCGCGCATCCGCTTCACGCTCATGCTCTCGACGCCGATGTACCCCGAGATGGACGTCAATGCCCATTTTCTCAGGGGTACCCAGCACCGGTTCCACACGCGGTGCGGGTGTGACGATGGCGTAGTGCTCACTGACGTGTTTTTGCGGGCAGCCATCTCCAGTGCCGGCTCGCTGCCGATCAAGTACAACCGGGACCAGTATGACGGGGCGCCCGAGGATTTCGTCTACTTCTGCCCGACCTGTGATGCCTGGATACCCGATCCGCAGGCGGGTGAGTGGCGGCCGACGCAGCCCGAGGCGACGGCAATCAGCTACCACATGAGCCAGATTCTCAGCCCGACCGTGACGCCACGGGAAATGATGGAGGCATGGGGCGGGGCCAGGACCATCCCGCAGAAGGAGTCGTTCTTCCGGCGTAAGCTGGGCACTCCCTACATCGACCCCAGCCAGGCGCCGATCTCGCTGGATTTGCTGCGACGTTGCGTGCAGGAGGGTTTGCGACTGGGTGTTGGGTGGAAGAAGTCCGGCAAGCGCACGGTTATGGGTGTCGATCAGATGGGCTCGTTCTCCTGCGTCACCATTGCTGAGCGGCTGGATTGCGGCAAGATCGCGGTGATCCATGTGGAGGCAGTGTACGCGCTGGACCCCTGGTCGCGGCTGGACGAGTTGATGGTGGCCTATGGTGTGCAGATTTGCGTGGCCGAGCAGCTTCCAAGCATCGATTCGGCGCGGCAGTTCGCCAAGCGATGGGAGGGGCGGGTGTTTCTCATCACGTCCTATGGTGACATGGAGGATATGGTGGTCTGGGGCGATACCGCGTGGTCCAAGACCGAGGTCAAGACCGACGAGGCGTTCCGCGACCGGCACACAGTCAGGGCCGATCAGTACCGGGTTATGTCCTGGGCGTTTGCCAGGTTGGCCGAGCAGTTCATCGTGTTCCCCGATCCGGCCGGCTTGCAGCAGGAGATACTTGAAGCTGGCATGGGTAAGGTCGGGCCGATCCTGGATATGGCATTCCTGCACTACACCAAGACCGGGTTGGTCATTGATCAGGACGACGAGGAGCGCAAGACTCGGCGGCGTGTCATCAAGCTCGGCATGGACCCACACTTCAGTTTCGCGCTGATGGCCCTGTGCATCGGCTGGTTCCGGGCGCATGGCACCGCCACGTTCATCCTGCCGACCGAACCCACGGCTGCCCGGCTGGATATGCCGGGTCTGCCTGAGCACGTCGTCAGCGCGATTGAGGACGCTACGCAGCCGGGTACGTGCGGGGCTTGTGTCTCATTCGACGCGGCGCGGGGCTGGTGTACCGAGCGGAATCTTTTGGTCCGCAATATCGATCCGGCATGCGGGTTATTTGATTCCGGTGTATAATAGCAATGCTCGCGTTATTCCGATTAGCAACTGTGGCAACTGCCAGCGGTTCGATCCGAAGAAGCTGGGCGCTTGCTGGGGGTATTGCCGGTTCCCCTTTCCGAAAAGCAAGCACACGGGGTTGACCATGAACACCGACACATGCCGGCACTGGACAAGGAGAGAACGTGAACTTCACAGATGACAATGAGATATCGGTGCCTCCGGCCGAATTTTCCCTGCAAGTGATTGAGCATCTGGACCTGGAGGCGCTCCAGGCAGTGGCAGCCAAGGCGGCCGAGCGGCTGGATAAGGTGCTCGAGGAGACCAGGGTGCACGAACTGGCGATGCTGGACTCGCTGGCCAAGAAGTACGGCGCGACCGTAACTTGGCCCAAGACCAAGAAGTCCGTGCGTCCGCGTCCGCGCAAGCCGGCGCCGGTACGGTTCATCGATCCGGCCAATCCGGAGAAGACCTGGACCGGCCGTGGTCGACAGCCGAAGTGGCTGCAGTCGTATGTGGGTCAGGGCCGGGCTCCGAGTGAGTTTCTGGTGTCATGATGGGTGAGCGTGCGGCCCAACACCTAATACAGAATCGCCTGCTTGATTATTTGCGATATCACCATGACGTGACGCCGGCTTCGGCCGCAAAGTCGCTGGGCCTTGATCGGCGTCAGGTGCAGGGCGAACTATCGATTCTGGTTGGCCTGGGCCAGGTGTCGTCATCTGTGAACAGTCTCGGTGTGACCAGTTACAGGCTTGTGGAGGCAGTAGTGGAAACCAAACCAGAGCCCAGGCCGCGCAGTAAGCCGTTCTCGGCGACACGGGTGACTGGGGCTTACGTGAAAAATGGCAACCTGACCATTACGGTCAACCGACGGCTGAACGCCAGGAGCTTCACGATCAGCAAAAAGGATTTCGACGTGCTGGCGCAAATCTACGGGAAGTCGGGTGTGTTCGGTGATAGCTGAAATGACTCTGGCCCTGGCGGTGACATCCTGCGGCTGGGGCCAGCAGCCGATGCTGGATGCGTATGGCAATTCGACCTGCGTCCAGGCGCAGACCGGTGAGTCCCGCAAGGTTGATGGCAGCCTGGCGGATTGCCCTACCGGCATGATCCCGCTGCTTACCCAGTATGGTCCTGCTTGTGTGCAGAAGGACACGGCGCAACCCTACTTCAACCAGACCGGCAGTTGCCCGAACGGCACGGCGCGGGGGCTGGATCGGTATGGGAATCGGGCGTGTTTGAAGTAACTGAATGACTCAGGCCGACCGGGAGCCACAGACTCAATCCCGGTACCAATTACGATGCGGAGTAGGTTGGGGGTTCCTGGCCGTTGCCGGGGGAACCCGGCCCGCATCACTTATTTGGGCTGGCAGTTGAGACCGGTCATTGGGCCAATGGACGGAAAGCCACTCGCGGGGGAGCTACCGACAAGCCCTTAATCCCGGGGCGCTGCGCGGGTCGCCACCGCAAGCAGCCCGAATCGACCGCCGGAGCGTATCTCCGGCAACCAATGCCGCCGGGCTCGTTCAAACGGTAGGACGTCGCATCCGTAATGCGAATGTTGGGGGTTCGACTCCCTCGCCTGGCTCCAACTTCGTGACGACATACTGACCAAAACACCATAGGGTCATCCCATGTCCGACGCACTCCAGACCGCATTCGACTTTCAGGCTCCAGCCGACGAACGCCAGCAGGCGCACACCGAGGCGACCCAGGACGCACTGAACAAGGGGCTGTCCAGCCTTATCCCGCCTGCCGACCTGATGCCGGTCATTGACTGGATCAATCAGGACCTGGAGGATCAGGCCATGGCCAAGGCGATGAACAACGTCGTGCAGTTCCCTGGTGGCCGCCAGCGTGACAAGAAAGCCGGCATGAAGTCGGTGCATCTGGATGATCTGCAACTGTTGATCCGGGGCGAGTGGTATGAGAAGCCTGGCTTCCTGTCACCCGAGGCGATGCGGACCATGATCCAGCAGACGCCGATCCTGTCGGCGATTGTCGGCACTCGCATCCGCCAGGTGACACGCTTCTGCCGACCGCAGGAGAGCGGGCGCGGGCCGGGGTTCGAGATTCGCCATGTCGACCGCGACCGCGAACTGACTGAATCCGAGCGCGAGTCCGTTATCGTCATGCAGAAGTTTTTCTCGAACTGCGGCATGGAGTTTGATGCACGGCGGCGGCGGGCGCTCAAGCGCGACAACCTCACCGCGTTCATGTCCAAGCTGGTCCGGGACTCATTGACCATGGACATGACCGCCATCGAAACCGAGATGAAGCGGGACCGATCCAAGGGTATCGACGGGCTGTATGCCATCGACGGCGCCACGATTCGCCTGTGCGACGAAGACGGCTACCATGGGGATGATTCCATCGTGGCCCTGCAAGTCGTCAACGGCGCGGTCAGGACGGCTTACACGCCGTTCGATATCATCACCGAGGTGCGCAACCCGCGATCCGACATCGTCATCGGTGGTTATGGGCTGAGCGAGACGGAGTTGCTGATCAAGGTCACCACTGGTCTGCTCAACGTCCTGAACCTCAACGCCGACTATTTCAACAAGAACTCGATCCCTCCTGGCGTGCTGCATCTGCATGGCAACTATGCCCAGGAGGACCTGAGCGCATTCCGACGCTACTGGCGAGCGATGATTACCGGTGGCGGCGGCCCTGGCTCCAGCCGGTTCAGCATGCCGGTGCTGGTGTCCAAGGACCAGGAGTCCAAGGCATCATTCGAGAAGTTCGGGGTGGACGTCGACGACATGCTGTTCGGCAAGTTTGTCACCTTCCTGACCTCGATTGCCTGCTCGATCTATGCGATGGACCCGAGCGAGATTTCCTTCGAGTCGTTCACCGCCGGCCGGGCGCCGCTGTCTGGTAGCGACACCACCGAGAAACTGGCGTCCAGTGTCGACAAGGGGCTGCGGCCGTTGCTGACCTATTTCGAGGACGTGTTCTCGGATTACGTCGTGTCGACCTTCGACAGCAACTACTGCTTCAGGTGGACCGGGTTGGACGAGGACGACCGGCAGGTGACCGAGGAGCGGGCGCGGCTGGTGCTCACTGTCAATGAGCTACGGGCTCAGGAGGGGTATGAGAAGCTGGAGGGTCCGTTGGGTGACGCCCCGCTGAATCCTTCCCTGGTTGGGCCTTGGATGCAAATGGCCCAGGCCGGGATGGGTGAGGATGTTCCCGGCACCACCGAGGGCGAGGATGGGCAGGAAGGGCAAGCATCACCCGAGGCCGAGGCGCAACTGAATGAGATCGACAGCCTGGCCAGTCAGGTGGGTGAGGACTTCTGGAAGTCCATGACCGGCGCGACGGTGTTTAAGTTGGGTTAGGCTTGTCCAAGAACGGCTGGATTTCTTCCTCGTAGACCTGTTCCCAGTCGCCGCCGAGCATTTCCTGTGCGGCGGCTTTGAGGAATTCCTCGCGGGACAGGCCGGTATCGTAGAGGGTTTCCTGGTTCAGGAATTGGGGCTCGAGCCCGCGATTGTCGGCCAAGTTGCGCAGGTAGACCCGAGGGAATACCCGGGAGTCCGGTTCTGAGTCCGGGTAGATGGCTGCGGCCATGGCCGTGAGTTCGGCTTGCAGTATCAGGATGTCATCACTTTTCTCGGGGGCATCCGGCAGCACGTCATAGAGCAGGGCGGCGGCCTCATGCGGGGCGAAATGGGTCAGGGTTCGGAAGTAGGTCATATCCATGGCTGTTTCTCAGGTTTTCTGCCCGGGCAGGGCTTGTGCGGCGTACTGTAGCACCTCGACAAAGTGTCCGAGCGACCCGACGTGGCCCCAGGTGACATCGTCTGGGCTGGAGCCGTAGTGGTCGTCGTGGGACTCGTGGATGCGGTTCAGGAGTTCCTCTGCCTCCGCATATAGGACCATGTACCTGTCGAGGGGTTGGATGGAGTTGGGCGATGGCTGTTGCTTTTCGGTTTGCAGCAGTTCCAGCAGACGGATGAGTTCGTTCTCGCAGCATCCGTCCAAGCCGGGACCACTGATGAAGCCATCAATGATGTCGAACCCGGCTTGCTCTGCGAGTTGGTGGAGGGTTTGGTGTTTCATGGGGTTTCTCCGGTGGCGGCGGCTATGGCTGCGCGAATCTTGTCGGCGGCAAGGACCTGTCGCGCATATTTGCTTGCACCTCCCTCGTTGGCTGATGTTTGGGGAACAATGCCGCAGTCAACTGCCTCAATCAGTGCCTCAAGCATCTCAGGCGCGGCGGCCATTAGCTTGGCGTTTGCCATTTCAGTATGCCGGTCCAGGCGTCGCCACAACTCGGCGATTGCCATTTTTCCGGCAAATACCTCAAGCGATGTCGGCGTGCGATCTTCGACTATGTGCCATGGTCCCGGCGTATGCTTACTCATTGGTTTCTCCTGTGGCCCTAGCTATGGCTGCACGGGCTTGGTCGTAGCATCCATCTGCGCCTCCGCCAGGGTAGCTTGACAACCAATTAAGCGACCGCTGAAGAACCGCAAGAAGCTCAGGCGCGGCCGCGAACAATTTCGCATTCGCAGCGCAGGTTTCCTCTGGGCTGTAGTCGACCCGGATCATGAAGTCACCGATGATCTTGTCATTGGCGTCCAGCACGGTGATCTGGTACGGGCCGACGATCTTGAATGGGGCGGGGCTGTGGGGCATGGTTTCCTCCTGTGATTTCTTGTGGCCAGAATAGCACTGCTATTCGGCCTGTCAAGCGCAATCACTCGGTTTTGTCGTGATGCCATCATGATTCCATGACCCTTCTACTCGATATCACCGACCTTCCGGCCCAGTACGCTAACTCGGGGCTGGACCTCATGCACAAGGCCATGGCCGAGGGCGCTGACGGCTTTGTGCCGCACGAAAACCCGTACCTGACCCAGTTGGTCGAGGTGTTCCATCAACGCGGCGTGACGCAGCTTGACGCGATGTGGGGCGAGTTACTGGACATCCTGCACGGCAGGCATCCGTTCGACCCGAACGCGGCGCATGGCCGCCTGACGCAGGCGGAACTATCGCTTCTGGAGCAGTTGCTGAAAATGGGCGACCCAGATCAGTACACAGTCAACGACTGGATGTTGCTGGTCGACTACTGGCTGGAGCGGTATCTGCCTCCGACCTTCGCGGTCACCCAGGCGACCTGGCTGACGACACGGGCTGTTTTTATGGGGCGGCTGCAGGCGGTTATGGCCAAGCCAGCCGATATTGATCAGGCTCTGTCCCTGGCTCCGGCCCAGCCGATGACGGCGCCGATTGCTAAGGTCATCGAGTTCGGTCAGGCGCACGCTACCGAGAGCATCGTGTCCCTGGGTGATGCCGCCAAGCACAAGGTCAAGAACGCCATCATCAACCATCTCGAGGAGCAGTCCCTGGCGGGGAAGCAGTTCACGACCGGGCTGGAAGGTTTGCAGTCCAAGCTGTTCGATCAGTTTGGCGACATGAACAAGGATTGGCGCCGGATCGCCATCACCGAGACCGGCGAGATGGCCAATCAGGCGTTTGTGGCCGGGCAGCCGCCGGGCGCCAAGCTCAAGCGCATCGAGATGTACCGCGATGCCTGCCCGTTCTGCACCAAGATCAACGGGCTGATTGTCACCGTGGTTCCGCCGGATCAGCGGTTCAAAAATCCGTGGACGCATGTTTGGGTTGGCAAGACCAACATAGGCCGGTCGTCCAGCCCTATGAAGAAGGTGGGCGACAAGCTGGTCCCGCGTTCGCCCGATGAAATGTGGTGGCCTGCTGCCGGTTTGCAACACCCGAACTGCAGGGGCTCATGGGTGCCAGAACTGGTGGTTCAGCCTGGGGATGATCCAGAGTTCCACGACTATCTCAAAAACTTATGGCAATCTGCGGATAGCCAACCCACAACGGAGACCGAAGATGCTGCTGTTCTTTAAAGCCCACGTCAAAACCTACACCCGCAAGGACGGGACCGTCGTCAAGGAGCACGATGATAAACGCCATGCTGCCGGAGCGAAGCCTTCGACTTCGCCCAAGGGTGGCGCCAAGAAGTTACCCGGTCATTGGATGGATGCGCATGACCACGCAGTCGAAGCGTCGTATGCTGCGTGGAATCACGGGGAGCCGCATGAGGATGCGATCAAGTCGCTCAAGAACAGCATCAAGCACCACAGGGCTGCGGCCAAGGCCGCAGTGGATGCCGGGGACGATGATGCTGCGCAACTGCATCTAGGCAAGGTCAAAAATCACCAGCGGTCGATTCAGCAGCATGAGGACCATATGAAAAGATCGAAGGGGGATGGGTGATGTTGCTGCTGTTCAAATCACGCACACCCGAGACCCGTGCCGAACTGGCCAAGGAGCACAAGCGACTGGTGGCCGTGCTCCGCTCCCCCTCGCACAAGGACGACCTGGAGGAGGCTGATAAGCAGGAGGAAGAGCTTGAGGAGTACGACCTGGCCAAGGCCATCACCCGCAGTCGGGCCGACTCGGCGCTCAACTACCGGCTGCAGATGATCGATGCGCAGTTGGGTCCGTTGGCGGCGGCGTCCAATGTCGACCCGGCGTCCCGGGCACGCTATGAGTCCCTCGTTCAGGAACGCTATACCATCATGGTCGCATTGGGGGATGCGAGTATTTAGTTCTTGCTTCTGTGAATAGCATTGCTATTATGTGCGCGTGTTCAATTCAACCAAGAGACGCGCCATGACTGACCTTCAATCCCAACTCAACCAGTTCACTGGAACCGAGACCTACCACCGTCACTTTATCAGCCGCCGGCTGCAGTGGACCGATGGTGTCGAGTTCTTCGCCAAGCATGCTAAGGCGTACTGGCTGATCGATGCCATTGCCATATGTGTGAACGGCCGTAATGGGCCGGTGCCCGATGCCGTTCCCTGTAAGGGTCCTTTCGGCATCGTCGTGCTTGATGTTGTCGAAAACGACAGTAGTCGCTTTGCCATGCTGCAGGTTCTGTCCGACTACGACGAAAACGACGAAAGCGTCGGCGATCAGCTTTGGTCGGCGATTATCGGGGGTACCGACTGCCTGGTCGGTCGGTGGCTTTTCTATCTTGTGGCCAACGACCAGCACGTCGTCATGATGCTGCCAAAGGAGTATTGAGCCATGAAAACCCTGCAAACCGTGAACGGGCACCAAGTGGTGATCCACGATATGAACGGCACTGGGTCATTCCCGATCAAGGGTACGATCATGAAAAAGCCACCGCATGACGGGAATCCGCTCAGGTATGAGATTTGGCAGGCCAATGGGCGCGTCAGTGTGTTCAACCCGTCTGGGTGGGATTTGGTCATGGAGGCACGGTCATGAGCGAGTTGGTCGAGTCTTTCGAGTTTTTCGCGCCCGTGTCCACCGGCATGATCGAGGGCATGGTGGCAGGCTATCAGGCCATGCGCCACAAGATCGAACAGGTGGCTGCCCTGTTCCAGGGTGACAGGGCCAAGGTGGTCGACTACTTCATTGACGGCAATCGCCGGATGGATAATTCGCGCTATTCCAGCCTATCGGCCGAGCAGATATTCCGGCTTGACGGCGCTGTGGCATCGCTCAATGCCGAGTATTGGCGCCGGGCCATGGCGGCTACCGACGTCTGGGATTACATGCCACAGGCGCGGCGGGACGAGTGGAACAAATCCATCCTGGATATGACCTGCCCCGACTTCGAGGAAGAAACGGTGCGGGCCACGCTCCAAACCCTGATCCACAGCCGCGCCAAGTTCTTCGCTGAGCGGGTCGACGGCATCTTTCGGGCGCTGTCGCATGAGCATGTCACCAACAACCCGATGGGGTTCGGCAAGCGCATGATCATCAACTACGCCATGGATGGCTTTGGCTCGATCAACAGCAGCCGGGCCGGGTATGTGAACGACTTGCGGTGTGTCATCGCCAAATTCATGGGCCGGGATGAACCGGGCTGGGGGGCGTCCACCCACATGGTCCGCGACCTGAAGTCGTGCTTTGGCGAGTGGCGGCCGGTCGATGGCAATGCCTTCCGCATCCGGCTGTACAAGAAGGGCACGGTGCATCTGGAGGTGCATCCGGATATGGCTTGGCGCCTGAACGCGGTGCTGGCCAGTCTGTACCCGGCTGCGATCCCTTCGCAGTTCCGCACACCACCGAAGACCAAGCCCAAGGACTTTGTCCTGATGGACCGGCCGTTACCGTTTGCCGTGATCGAGGCGCTCTATAACTCGCGGGAGTTCCCGGGCAACAAGATTTCCTGCTACATCAGCGATAAGCATCTGCGGGCTGAGGTCGGGCATGTGCTGGAGGCGATTGGCGGGGTGCATGTGGGGCTGGGCGATTACCAGTTCGACTTCAATCCCAAGGAAGTGATTCAGGAGATCGCCCGCACTGGCTGCATTCCGGACTCGCGCAGCTATCAGTTCTACCCGACGCCGGCCGATCTGGCCGAGAAGGCGGTGGAGTTGGCTGACATTGGTCCCGAGCACGCCTGCCTGGAGCCCAGCGCCGGCAATGGTGGGCTGGCGGATTTCATGCCCAAGGACCGCACGACCTGTATCGAACTTAACGACCTGCGCTGCAAGGTGCTGGATGCCAAAGGCCACAGATGGATGCAGGCCGATTTCCTCGCGCTCGATCTGAACGAGCGATATGACCGCATCGTCATGAACCCGCCATTTGCTGATAACCGCTGGTGGCGGCACACTGAGAAAGCCGTGAGCCTGCTGAAACCCGGCGGCCGGCTGGTGGCCATCTTGCCGGAGTCTGCCAAAAAGTCCGACCTGCTACCCGGCGTGGTTAAGCACTGGCACGGTCCATGGTCATTCCCGGGCACGTCCATATCGGTGGTGATGCTGGTGGTTTTCACTTAACGCTTTTCCTGTGAGGCGATCCTTGCCCGGCTTCGGTCGGGCTTTTTTTTGCCCGGTGGAAAATCGTGACGCCACCATGGCGGCATGAATGATGAAGCCTTGCTTGCGCACATCCCTGAGCACTTTGCGTTTAACGCACTACTGAAGGCCACGCCTCATGAGGAGAATGGCGGCCGGTTCATTTACGTCGAGGCCAGCAAGGAATCCCGCGACCAGCAGGGCGAGATTGTCCTGGCTAAGGCGCTGCAGGAGTCGGTCGACGTATTTATGAAGTTTGGTGTGGTCGATCTTGACCACAAGTCCATGCCATCCGTGGCCAGGCAGTACGGCATCGAGCATCCGGACGAATGGATCATCGGGCAGCCGAAGCAGGTTAGTTTCGATGGTGGCACCACCTTCGTCAAGGCGCAGCTACGGCAGGGTGAATCCGTGCTCGCTAACCGCGCCAACCGAGTTTGGGAAGGGCTCACCAAGCTCAACCCGCCAGACCGCTATTACGCATCCGTTGGTGGATCGGTACTGGCGAAAAGCGTGGAGATTGATCCACTCACGAAAGCCAGGACCCCGGTCATCACCAAGACTCGCTGGGACAACCTGGCGCTGTCGCTTTCTCCTGTGCATCCGGACCTGAGCCCGGCAACCACCATCCCTGTCGGCACGTTCGCCAAGTCGCTTGGCGGCTTTGTGCTCTCGAAAACCCTGACGGCTGGTTATGGCACCGACTCGGCTGTATTGGCCGGTGGCGCTGCTCTCCGGCTGCAATCCCTGCACGGATCACCCCTCTCCTATCTCGACTTTCATCGTGAGCTATCTACCGCGCTGAAAAGTCGTGACAGCAAGCTAGACGGCAACGAGCACCCGCTCAAATCTCGACTTGTCGGTTGGGCAGAGTCCATCGGCGTGGAGGGTAATCAGGCGGTGTCATGGGTGCATCGGTTTTTGTTCGACGCGGCCAAAGATTTGAAAACTCGGAGATCACGATGAGTGTTTATGACGAACTACTGACCGAACTGGAAACCCTGGCCAAAGCCATGCCCGAGGCCGATGAGAACCTCGAGGAAGAGGGTAAGGCCCATGCTGAGCCGGACGCCGATGATGAAGGCGGCCCCTCGGATGGTGACGAGGACAACGAGGACAAGCCCATGGCCAAGTCCATGAGTGTCACGCTGCCCGATGGCACCGAGGCTGAGGCTGTTGATGGTATGGAGTTGATTAAGTCACTCCAAACCCAGTTTCAGTCCCAGATGGACGTGATGACCGAAGGTTCTGGAAAGGTCCTGAAGGTCATGTCCGTTCACCTCAAGGAACAAGCAGAGCTTATCAAGTCCCTGAAAAGCGACATTGACAGCCTGCGCTCCGAAGGCCGCGGCCGCAAGACCGTGGTCACCATGGCCGGCGCCGATCCCGAACCGATGGCCAAGTCCATGGCCGTCACCCCGAGCGAGGTCCTGAGCAAGTGCCTGGACGCACAGAAGGCCGGCAAGTTGACCGCGCTGGATGTGTCGATGGCCGAGGGCTACCTGAATCGCGGCATGCAGATCCCTGACCGCATCGTCAGTGCCATTTCCTAACCCCTGAAATCAAGAGGAAACCCCAAATGTTGAACCCTAACGCACTCCCCGCGATTTCTGGCGGACAGAGCATCACTGGCGAAATGGCCATGAACGATGTCGCCGATCTGCGCAAAGCTCTCGAGGCCGGTTACGGCACCGACGTTGCTGCCCTGACCGGTGGCGGCGCCCTGCGTATCCAGTCCCTGGAAAAGACGCTGATGTCTACCATCCAGGAGAACAAGCACTTCGCCCTGTTCAATGCCCTGGCCAAGAGCAACGCGACCGCGACCGTTGACGAATGGACTGAGCAGTCCGGTGTCGGCGGCTTCCTGGGTGGCTCGACCAACAGCGAAACCGGCAACATTGCCGCAGCTACTGGCGCGTATGCCCGCAGGACCGGTCAGGTCAAGTACCTGATGACCCGTCGTGAGGTGTCGTTCGTGGCTACCCTGCAGAACGCCATTGTCGAGGCTGAGGCGGTCGAGCAGCAGAACGGCGCTCTCCAGCTTCTGACCGACGCCGAGTTCCTGGCATTCGAGGGTGATTCCACCGTCGTGCCGACCGAGTTCGACGGCATCAAGGCGCTGATCACCGGCCTGGGCTCGTCCGACCACGTTCTGGACGCTCAGGCTTCTACCCTGGCATCCATCAACCTGGTCAACACCGCTGCCAAGACCATCACCGGCTACGGCAACTTCGGCACACCGACCCATCTGTTCATGTCGCAGGCGGTTCAGGCTGACTTCGACAACGGTCTGGACCCGGCTTTCCGCGTCCCGCTGACCGACGTGCCGAATGGCGGTCTGATGCTGGGTTCTCCGGTGGTCGGTATCCGTACCTCCTGGGGCAACATCGCCACCGTACCGGATGTGTTCATCCGCGACGAGCAGCAGCAGAAGGCGTTTGAGATTGACTTCGCCAGCATCGCGGCTGCCAACACCTTTGCGCCTGCCAGCGTCACCGTTGCCGCTGCCACTGATGACGCATCCAGCCAGTTCACCAGCGCACGCGCCGGCAACTACTACTGGTACGTCACGGGCGTCAACGCCAAGGGCCAGTCGGTGGGTGTCAAGACCTCGCAGACCGCAGTTGCGGCCGGCAAGAAAGCGGTCCTGACCATCACTGCCTCCGTCACGGGTGAGGAAACCGGCTACGCGATCTACCGCAGCCGTCAGAATGGCACCAATGCCACCGCTGACTTCCGTCTGATGGCGCGTGTTGCGAAGGCAGGTGCTACCACGACCTACACCGACCTGAACCGGGAGATTCCAGGCACCAGCACGGCGTACATCCTCAACATGAGCCCGGGCGCTCAGGCCATCAATTGGCGTCAGTTCCTGCCGATGCTCAAGTTCCCGCTGTACCCGACTGTGTCCGCGACCGTGCCTTGGGCGCAGTTGCTGTTCGGTTATCTCCGGATCGGCAAGCGCAAGCACCACGTGGTCATCAAGAACGTGCTCCCCAACAGCGCAGTCTGGCGCCCGTTCGCGTAACCGGTTCCTACCTGGGGCTGAAGCCTGTGAGGGCGGCGTGACTTAACCCTGCCGCCTTCACTTTTTTGAGGGTACTTTATGTTCAAGATCAAGTGTTTTCTCCCCAACGCCAGCGACAGCATCAACGGCATTGCCTTCTCGCCCTGCGAGGATGGTGGTGTTGAGTCTGTCGATGCCGTATCGGAGGAGGACGCCAGGCAGTTTGAGGGCATCCAGGGTTATGCCCTGATCCCGTCCGAACCCACCAAGGCCCGCAAGGGCAAAGCCAAAGAGGAATAAATCATGGCACGCGATGTAGTAGACGAACTCAACCGGGCTATGCCCGCCAATGCCCGGGTCAAGCTGGGTCAGGTCATGGCCGACATCATTCAGTCCCTGAACGGTGTCAATGAGGCACCGGCCGCGCTGGTGACCTACATCGATGATCTGGCTGGCATGATCGATGAAATGGCGACTCGTTTTGACACGCTGTCCACGGCGGTCAATGGTGTTGCTGTTGCGGCCAACACCTTGGCGACTCGACTGGACACCACCAACACCGCTGTCAAGGGTCTGGGCACCAAGCTGGACCTGGATGGTGGCGTCACCGACACCAACTATGCCGCCACCGTGACGGGTTCTTTGGTCACCACGATTCAGGCTGATCTGAACATGGACGTGGTATCGGTCGTCACTGACACGCAGGCTGATCTGAACGCGGATGATGTTGATGCGGCTGGCGATGTCAGTATCGATGCCGTCACCCCGGTCAAGACGCTTTCTGAGCGTGCTGCCGAGATTGGTGGCTGATTATGACTGAGACCGTCATTCTCAATCTGATTTCTGCTTTGGTGCATGTGCTACTGCCCAGCTATACCTGGGACCGGATGCGGGCTGCAGTGGGGCGCTGGGATGACAAGTTCGACGCCACCGGCAAGAAGTTGCCCGGCACCGAAAAAAAGCAGGGCGTTCTCGACGAACTTGAGTTTCTCGGCATTCGCGGTGCTCAGTGGCTTGTCGGCGCTTTGATCGATCTCGCGGTCATGAAGCTCCGCATCGACCAGGGCAAGCCGCTCGATATCGAAGTCAAGAAGCCCGAGGAATCCTGACCCGCCATCACCTCGCAAAAGCCCGGCACTGACCGGGCTTTTTTAATCGTGACGGCAAACTGAAGCCATCGAAACAGCGGAGTCGCACATGAGCAAACTGCAGCAAATCAAAGCGAACTACGGGCTGAGTTCCGACAAGGCGGGCGACCTCAAGTCGAACGTCTACAACTGGGCCATTGTCGCCGTGATCCTGGATAAGGTCGCCGACCACATCATTGGCATGCAGGCCGGCTGGATTCAGACCGCACTGTTGATCCTGTTCCTGGCTGCGCTGTCCTACATCTCCAAACTGACTGTGGGCAACATCCCGCCGGCCAATGCGGAGATCATCAATCGCAAGATCGAGGAAATGGATGCCGAGGAACTGTTGAGGGCAGGGAGGGAGTGATGGGAATCTTCGATTGGTTTCGGCGCAAGGGCCATATTGCTGACGGCAGCAAAATGGTTCAACCACTACCCGCGCAGCCGCTGATTGAAAAGCCTGCGGCTCCGGTTGCGCCTGTAGTCAAAGTCCCCAACCCCATAAGCCCAAAAGCCCCGACGCTGATCACGCTGGATCAACTCCGGCGCGGCATGGGCATCAGCCGGGAGCGGGCCGACTATTGGGATGACTGGCTGAATGAAGCCATGAGCCTCTACGGCATCAACACGCCGAAGCGCATTGCCGCATTTTTGGCGCAAGTCGGGCATGAGTCGACGCGGCTCAAAGATACCAGCGAAATCTGGGGGCCAACACGCGCACAGCGGCGCTACGAGGGCCGGCGCGACCTCGGCAACATCTACAAGGGAGACGGCTCCCGCTTTCGCGGCCATGGCCTTATCCAGACCACTGGCCGTTTTAACCACCGCAGGGTCACGCAAAGACTCCGGGCGCGATTCCCGAACTTGGGCGTTCCCGACTTCGAGGCCGAACCAAACAAACTGACCCTGCCGCGATGGGCGGCGCTGAGTGCGGCTGACTACTGGGACATGAAAAACCTCAACCCAAAAGCCGACGCGGGGCAGCTCAAGGCGATCACCAAGGCGATCAATGGCGGATATAACGGGTTGGCAGACCGGCTGAAGCTATGGGACCAGTTCAAGCAAGTCCTATGACGCTATCAATCCGCCCATGCACTCTCAAACAGGCCAATGACTTTGTGCGTGAGATGCACCGGCACCATAAGCCGACCGTTGGACACAAGTTCAGCATTGCGCTGTATGACGATGAACGGATGGTGGGCGTGGTGATTGTCGGTAGGCCAGTTGCGCGTCGCTTTGACGATGGGCTGACAGCCGAAGTTAATCGATGCTGCACAGACGGCACCGCTAACGCCTGTTCGATGCTGTATGGCGCTGCCCGTCGGGCGGCAGCCGCCATGGGCTACAAGCGACTGATTACCTACACCCTACCAGATGAAGGCGGTGCGTCATTGCGCGGCGCTGGCTGGCGTCATGTCGGGCTTGCTGGCGGCGGCAACTGGAACGTGCCATCCAGGCCAAGGCAGGACACGATTGAAACGCTGTCAGTCAAAAAATGGCTGTGGGAAGCAGCATGACCACGCCACCCCTAACCGGCTGTCACGGCATCCTCTGGCACCAAGATACGGTTTGGAAGCGATGCCCGAAAGCGGATGAGTGCAAGCGATACCGAGACCGATATGGCAGTAGCCCGGTGAGCCGCATGTGCCAAACCGTCGAATTTGAGCATTTTGTGAGGGCGAAATGAACTGGCGATGGCCAGCTAAGCCGGGAAATGGATTGGTGCCTTGGTATGTTTTCATGCGTCGCGTGGCATGCCTTCCCGGGTTTCATCTTGCCTGTGCTGTCGCCTGGTTGTTTATTTTTCTGGGGTATGGCTACCGTGACGCTAAGCGATGGTGGAGAGATTCCGCATGAACCACAAGCGCGGCAAGCCGAAAAACGCGCGGGCGGGCTGCCTGATGTGCAAGCCAAACAAGATGAACGGCTGGCCGGATAACAGGCTAGGGCATGCCGGGTTTGGCAAATTGCGCCGGGCTGTTCATGCTGCAAGCGACATGAGGGTGTGCCATGACTGAACGCTGCCTGGCCTGTGGCTCCAGCCAACTGACCGATCACGTTGAGCAGCGGCCGTCTGTTTGGGAGGGCCGCACGGGCACTGTTCCGCTGCGATTCTCGACATGCAATGCCTGCGGTTGCCAGCTGGTCAACGCGCAGCAGGCTAGTGCCAACAGAAGTGAGATTCTGAAGTTCAGGGAGGAGAAGTAGGTGCTGTGATTGCCACGGTTGAATACCTGAAGCGCAGAGGCACTACCGCCAGGGGCGTCGTCATCGAGAGAACCGACACGACGGCCTACACCTGGGACCCCTTCAGCACCGCTGACACAGACTACCGGCCCGTCTCCCGTTATGTCGACAACGGCAACCGCCATGAGCGGCGGAAGAAGGCAGCCTTGCTGCGGAGGAAATCATGAGCGGCTCCATCGACATCCTCATCCTGGTCCTGACCGGGATCATCATCTTGGATGAACTGGTGAAGCGCCGGCCTATGTCCCTCATCTATGTGCCGGTGCTGGTGTGGTTGGTGACGGGGATAATCGCGGAGAGGTGGGTATGAAGGCTCCAGACGACCTTGAGTTCATCGTCCTGTTGGTCGCGCTGGCTATAGCCGTGACCATCTTGCGCGGCCAGATGCCTGGCCCACTGGATCGGGACAGGCTGAATCAACTGCAGATCGATGGGAGTTATGCGAGGTGACATGAAGTACGGATTCGTTCTTCTTCTGTTGGCTGGCTGCACTCCGGCCGTTCAGGTCAATCACGAAGTTCCGCAGTTGGACGCGCTCAGTCAGGGTGTCAAGAGGCTGGTGGTCGAGAACTGCAAGCCAAAACCTCGGCCGACGCTGGCCATGCCCGCCATTCCGCAAGATGTCGTCATCGACATTCACGGCGACAAGATCGTCGTCAATGAGGGCGGGAGGATCGTGTTGGAGAATTTCGTCAAGGCGCGTGAGCTTTTGAAATGAGTTTGAACCATGTTCTCAGTTAGGCAGAAGAGGGAAATAGCGGATGCCGTTCAGAGGGTTCTGCGCGAGACAGGCCATCCAGAACTACCCGAAGGCGAGATTCAATTCAGCCTTCACGTAGACGGCGCGGAATCTTGGAGTTGGGCCGACATCCGAAACAACGGGGCCATCGCCGCGCCAGGAGTCAATCCCTGGAGTGAACCGCAGGATCAGGCAAGGGAGTTGCTCAAGCCATGATTGCCGTCAGTCTGGCCGCATCGATGCTTTACGGGGTGTTCATGCTTGTCATGATCGTGGCCATCCTTTCGCGTGGGAGGGAGGACGATTGAACGTGTTCTGGTTGTTGTTTTGGTTGTTGCCATGACCGGTTGTCAACCGATTCGCTCATGGTCCCGTCAGTGCGAGCTTAGGCCGCGCATGGAGGGCGAGGTCATGCTCAACAACACCGAGAGCACTGAAGAGGCTGGAATGCAGAAGTTCCGAATGTACCTGACGTGCCCGATTTAACCACTGACTGTGCAATGGCTGACATGAGTGACTGGGACGGAAAAGAGCGCCGAGAACTACCTCACAGGTATGAGGTGCTGGAGGTCTTACGTGATGAGATGGACGCTCGGGATGCTCGGCTAATTTCCCGGCTAGACAAGATCGCCGATAACCAATTTGAAATGAAAAGCAAAATCCAATCATGGGAAACAGGTGCCGCGATTGTCCGCTGGCTGGCCATCTCAACCGTCGCTGCTGTCTCTGGCGGTATGGCCCTGTACGAAAAATTCCGGACCCACTGGCAGCCATGAGCTTCAGCGTCAAGTTTTCTCTGGGTGTCCTTGGCATCATGATGGGTGTCATGACTGTTTTTGCGGCTGACATGCTGATGAATAACGGGCGGATGATTGCTCATTCCCTCCATGCCCGAACGCCGGAGTGCTCTGGATCATGTCATGGCTGAGAAACATGACGCTGCGCGAGCCTCTCCCGGGCTGGCATTGTCGCGTCTGTAAGCAACCAATCGACTCCGCGCAACTGCGGGTTGATCCTGGTGCCCAGCTTTGCTGGCATTGCCAGTGGCAGCTAAAGGACGCAGTCGAAGGCCGGCGCTGATGTCGTGACGGCAGACTGATGGCGTCACCTCTCTGGAGCATGCCTGATGTCCCGCACCGATAACGAAGGCCGCGCCTATGTCGCCACCGATCCTGATGTACCGCTCAATGTCGAACTAGAGAACGAGGTCGGCGGCCCGCTGGATGTCAGTGTTGTTGGCGGGATGAATCTGGGGTCCGTGTCGATTGACTCGCTGCCTCACGCTAACATGGGAGCGTTTGGTGATCTGGAAACGATGGCGCTGACTCCGGTCCTGCAGTTGTCGTTCGCTACCGGACTCCGCGACCAGCTGATCACGTCAGCGACTGCCAATAGCGGCACTGTGGACAGCGACACGGGCCGGCTGCGGCTGCAGACGGGTACTAACGCGGCGGGCTCCGCGATTGCCTCCAGCGTCCGTCCTGTGGCCTATCGGCCAGGGCAGGGTGTCACCGCCCGATTCACCCCCATCTGGACCACGGCGGCTGCAAGTTCCCGGCAAATCGCCGGCATGGGTACGCCGACTGACGGCTATTTTGTCGGCTACAACGGCGTCGATTTCGGCATCTGCCACCGCCTAGCTGGCGTCGATGCTTGGGTGACTCAGGCCAACTGGAACGGCGACAAGTGCAACGGCTCTGGCGCATCTGGCCTGACCTTGGACCATACCAAGGGCAACGTCTGGCAAATCAAATATCCGTATCTGGGTCACGGGAACATCCGCGTTTACGTGCTCGACCCGACCACGTCGTTGTGGATTCTGGCTCACACCATCCGCTACGCCAATGCCAGTGCTCTGCCGCAGTTGACCAACCCGATGCTGAGTTTCCGGGCTGAGGCGGTCAACACGGGGAACACCTCGAACCTCATTAGTTATGTCACTTGCGCTGCCGCTTTCATCGATGGCGTGCGCGAGTACCTGGGGCCGGCGTTTGGCTGGGATTCGGGTAAGTCATCGATCACAGCCGAAACCAACCTGCTGTCGATTCGCAACGCGACCACAGTCAATGGCGTGCCGAATCGCGGCTTGATCCGGCTACGGCAGATCAGCTACTCGTCGGACGCCAACTCTGGCTATGCCACGATCCGCATCCGGCGCGGCGCGACTGTAGGTGGAACCCCATCATTTGCTGCGGTGTCCGGCACGATTGCGGGCGGCGGCGCCACCCTGACCAACGCCCAATCCACCGCCAGTGTCGACACGGCTGGCACTACAGCCACAGGGGGAACAGTCCAATGGAACGCGGTCTGCTTCAATGACTCGGCTGGCGTCATCGACCTGACGCCGTTCAACATCTTTATCAGCCCCGGCGAGACGATCACCATCTCCGGTGCGGCCACGAATTCCAGCACGCAGGCTGTTGCGGTCAACTGGAACGAGGACGTGCAGTGACAAACTGCACAGCAACAGTTGGCGTCTACGCCAAGGGGCCAAAGGGAGACGTAGGCCCTATCGGTGATGTCACGCCGGAAGCCGAGGCGGCGCGTGACGCGGCCATCTTCGCGCAAACCGCTGCGGCCACATCGCTCATCGAGGCGCAAAAAGCCGCTATTGTGGCGCTCAATTACGAAGAGATCGTACTTGACTCGGCCTCGGTAGCGTCGGCGAGCGCCGCAAGCGCCACTACTGCCGCAAGTACGGTTCTGGGCCAGATATCACTCGCCACCACCAGTGCGCAAGAGGCGGCCGCATCAGAATCGGTGGCCACGGCTGCGGCATCCACCGCGCTATCTCATCGCAATACCGCAGGTGCCAGCGCCGATTCTGCCGGTGCCTCTGCCTTGGCGGCTCAGACTAGTGCCTCCAGCGCCCAGTCAAGCGCCTCCAGTGCCCAGTCAAGCTCACAAACTGCGTCCACCAAGGCCGGTGAGGCGGCTGAATCCGCCACCACAGCCCTGACGGGCACAACCACCGCGCTGCTTGAAGCCCAGTCGTCTGCACTGCTGGCAAGCAACGCCAAGGACACCTCGGTATCGGCCAAGGACGTGTCCGTGTCTCAGTCAGAGCTTGCCGTCGCAGCTGCGGCTACGGCAGTCGCCAAGGCTGACGAGGCATCACAGAGTGCCGCCTTAGCTGCCCAGGCCGACGCTGTTTGGCAAAACATTGAAGCCCAGGTAACCACACCGTTGGTGCAAGTGGCGACCAACCTAATTACCACGCAAGCCATCGTGGCCCAGGCGATTGCCGAACCGGTCGACACCGTTTTTGACCTTCGCCATGATTTTGACGCGCCGTACTCCTACTGCGGCAAAGCGGCAGACGGTTCGCTTGACTCTGCCGAGGTCTGGACTATCACCCGTATCGAACTCGCCACCGATGGCACGACTACCGTTACCCATGCCTACGGGGCGTGGACCGACCGATTAACCGCCACCTACACATAGCCATGCCTGTACTCACTCAAGCCCCACAATCCGTTCTTGACCCAGCCACCGCCTATGAGCGGCTCGCCTTTCGTTTTTCGCTGACTGCCACCCTTACCGATGGTGAAGTCACTGATGGCAATCTGAGCATTCACGCCACTAAATACCGAAAGGTCGATGGCCAAGTCGATGTGCATGGTGTTCAGCAGCAGGCCGAGAAAGGGGCTAGCCTGAACTGGGGGCAGAATTCTGACGATGATGCCTTGATGCGGGAGATGGCCGAGACTGTGGCGGTATTTGCCAACAAGACCCAAGGAAATCTGACGCTGAATGTCGCATGGCGCGAACAGGCCGGCGATATTGTTGGCATGGTGCATGCTGCGATAGGCGATTGGACGTATGCCACCGGCAACAGCAACGACGCCGAAGCATCTGACCCAGCCTTTGCCGAGGCATTTCAGGGTGTGCTGACATCGCTCGCCATCTGGTGCGCTAACCGGGGCTGGTAATGGCTGTTTATTACGCACAGAACGGCAGCGTCAATATCAATTCCGCGAACCAGTGGAACACTGCGGCCAATGGCTCAGGATCATTCCTGACGTGGCCACCGGCGTCGAATGATGTGCTGATGGCGAATGGCAAAACGTCTATAACGATCAACGTCAACACGACTGTTTCTCAGATCCGCAATGATGCGGCGAACGGGGCAGCGGCAGGTGGAACATTTCTGCTCGCAGACGGCATCACTACAACGGCAAACGGCCACGCTGGTACCGCCAATTTATTTACATTTTCGGGCGCTGGCGGGACCAATACCTACATTATAGGTACAGTATATGGTGGATCATCTTCTGGCATAAACGGTCTTCGCCATACCGGAGTTGGCACTATCCATGTCACTGGCGGTGTAACGGGTGGCACCGCCTCTGATACCTATGGATACTATTCGACTGTCGCTGGAACGCTCAACGTCACGGGTCCGGTAAGTTGTGGAACAGCCTCAACCGCTGTCGGTATTCTTGCCGCTGGTGGAGGGGTTTTATCCGTTACGGGCAATGTTGCTGCTGGACCATATACGGCTGGAAACGGCATAAACATACTGACCGCAACTATTCAAGCAACCATCACTGGCGATTGCACAGCATCAACAACGGTTCCGGCTATCAGTTGTGCGGCGCTATCATCTACAGTCAAAATAAACGGATCGCTGATAAGTGCCTCAAACGGCATCTTCCCAGTAGCCGGGCCATTTTTGTTGAATAGCGGATCGACGAATACCGTACGCGTTCGTGATTATGCGTCTGCTGAACAAACATATCTTCCAGTTGCTTACGCCACGACTTACGGCATGCCAGCAACTACGGATGTCAGGTACAACACCACCTATAACCTCGGCACTCTGACCGGCACACTGCGAGTCCCGTCTGCGTCTAGCGTCGTATCCGGCGTTCTTGTGGATAACACCACCGGCACCGCTAATTTACTGACAGCGGCGGATGTCCGCGCTGCGCTCGGCCTTGCATCCGCGAATCTCGACACGCAACTGGACGCAATACCGACAGCGGCGGAAATCTGGGGCTATACCACTCGCGAACTAACAACTAGCGCGGGCGGGGCCACGGCTCAGGACGTGTGGGAGTACGCGACTCGCTCACTCACAGAAGCGCCTGACGTGCCAACCGTGGAAGAAATAGCGGCAGAAGTGCGAACCGAACTGACACCAGAACTCTCCCGTGTGGCGAATTGCGCCACCGTCGAATCAACGGGCGACCAACTGGCGGGGCTGTTGTAAGCATGACGCATCACCGCATCGTTAGCCCTTATTGCCAATCACTTTTCTCCGTGAGGAATCCATGAGCCTCGAAACCGAAGTCGCGTCTTTAACCACAGCCACCACCAATCTGCTGAATGCAGTCACCACCAGCAAAGACACGCTGGATCAGGCTGTGGCGACTGCCCAAGCCAAAGCGATTCTGGCGCAGGATGCCGCTGATACCGCCACGGGTCAGGCCAATAGCACGTTCTCGTCGGCGCTTACTGCTCAGACCGCAGCAGCCAATGCCGTGGCCGTGACCACGGGCGGCACTGCGTCACTGACGTCATCCGCAGGGAGAATCCCGATTGCCGATGCCGCTGGCAAGATCGATCCTGGGTATGTAGACCTGCTGGCGGGCGGGGTGCTGCCGCTGCATCGATCCCCCAATGCCATTACGGCGATGTTCATCTATGACACCAGCAAGGACTCGGATGGGGGCGCCTGGACTGAGCGGTGCCAACATCTGTCCTGGTATCAGGAAAGCATCAATGGCAAATGGCTTGGGGCTCACCCCAGCGAGTTGTCGGCCCGGTGCCACAATGCGGTACTCGGCACCGAGAAGGTTTCCAACGGTGACTTCACCACCGATTTGACGGGATGGACCGCCTCGGCTGGTGCATCAGTGGTATCCAGCGCGCTCAATCTGGTCACCAGCAGTGCCACAGATGAGACATGCAAGCAGACGCTCACCACGGTTGCTTCGACTAATTATGTTCTGACGTTCACCAAGGTTAGTGCCCCGGGAAACGCGACCGATCTCAGTATCACTGTCGGCACCAGTGACGGCGGCAGCCAGTTGTTGAATCTGGCCAGCATCGGTGCGCTTGGTGCTGGGACTTACTCTTATGCGTTCACCGCCACGACGGCCACCAGCTTCCTGCGGTTCACCAATGCCACCGATACGGCGGCGACGGTCATCATCGATAGTGTGACTGTCAAGCCGGTAACGACTCAAGTATCCACGACCGGTGACTACTTTCAACTCACGACAGATGGCAAGTTTTACTCGTTGAATGCCGGTTCTGGCACGACTCAGGTTTACCGGGGCAACAAGCGGGCGTTCCCTAAGTTGGCGGCGATTGTCGCTGAGGCAACCAATCTCACGATCTACGACCTGACGGAAGCGGGCAGGCCGATGTGGATGCGGTTTTTTGGGCAGAGTGGTATATCCATGGTGATATACAGTGCTGCCTCTTGTGTGTCGGCGCTAAACGGCATCATGCTGGTCGGTGACTCTACGTTCGACTTGAACAGGATAGATTTCTTGCGGGATAACGGAAACAGGTTTGGCAATACGAATGTAAGTGCCCCGTACAAGGGCAACATCGCATCACGGAATGCCTTATTGGGTTGGTCTGCGGTTGATTCTAGTCTGGGCTGGATTGCATCCCGAGCTATCAACGCGGTCGCCATGACGGTCCTACCCGATGCTCCAACCCATCCGGCGACTGGACTGAAAATCCCTACCATTGCCGTAGCCACGGGGGGCGGGATCAGTATCATTCAGAATTCTGGAGTAGTCAGGAGTTCATCCAGCACGTCCGCCTTTACCCAGGTCACCCTCACGCCTCAGTTTCTATCTGCGGGTCGCGCTGATGCGGTTTGGTATTACGCGGCATCCCCTGGTGCCTTGGGTGCCTCGTTTGCCTTATCCACCAAAAACGCGAGTACCGCCACCGATTTCAACGTCGGTAACACGACGCTGCTGAGGGCCAGAGACCGTTCGACTCTGACTCGCACATCAAGTGCCATTGTGCAGATGCTGCGCAACAATGAAGGCGCTATCGGCAAAGGCATCGCGGCGACAGTCTCCGATACTTACAACACCGGTTGGATGGTTGGCGATATTCGGCGGGCGTATCTAGCTAACTCAAAAACCGCTGATCGCAGTTACAAGGGGGCGACGGCAACTGAGACCGGTACGGTAACCAGCGCGGTCGCCAACACCTCCACCGACCTTCTGGCCTACTCTGGGTTTAGTGGGTCGAACTATATCCGGGAAGCGTACTCGGCTGACTTGGACTTCGGCACTGGCGAGTGGACGTGCAGCGCGTGGGTGAATATCCCCACCGGAAATGCGGCTGCGGGGACGATTGTTTGCCGAGAGCACAGTTCGGGGGCTTACATTCGGCTGGGCATCAACGCCACGAATAAGCTGGTTGCCACGGTTTACGATGGCACTACTACCCGCACTGCCACCACATCGATGAGCTACAACTCGGCCACATGGGTTAAGGCCCGCGCCAACTACACCACTGACGGCAGGGTTGCCATCGCGGTGAACGGGGTTGAGGTCGTGGCTACTACGGGCGCGGCGCTCCTCACCCTGAACAATGGCAGTGCGGTGCTGACTATGGGCAACTCCTACGCCCTCGATGCACCGTTCCCTGGCTCCATCACTCTGTTGAAGTTTTCGGCATCGGTACCCAGTGCAGAGCAGGCCCTGTTCATGTACGAGCAGGAGAAGCATCTGTTCAGCGCGTCGGCTAAGTGTGTGCTCCCGGCAAGCACAAACGTCCTGGACATGGCTTACGACGATGAAACCGATACGTGGGCTACGTTGCAGGCTACGCATGAGTCCACATGGTCTGGTCTGGTTCGTGCCTCAACGCAAACCCCGAGCGCAGGGTCATTCGCAAAAACCGCAGCGGGCGCTGGCAACAAGTTGCTGTCACGCACAACGGTCAGTCCGGGTGTTGACGTGCAAATGCCTTCTCGCGTGCTGAGACGAGAGCTTCGCCGCCGGCGAGAGGCCGCGAGCCAGGACCTTGTGGCGTTCGATTTTGATGCCGTGACTTCGCAGACCGATTTCGTGTTGCCCGTAGGGTATGTCGCACGGGTGGTGTACTCGGCTGGGGCGCAGAAACGCATCGGTAGCACCAAGGATTATGTGCTCGTCAGTGATGGGTTCCGTGAAACCGTCCGCTTTGCCGTCGCTCCGGGGAACACTGTCTGGGTCCAAATTCACGCAGTCCGCGAGGTGGCGTAATGAGTTCCTTCATCAATATGTTGGCAAACGATATTTGGTCCGAGCAGGACATCACTAACCGCACCGAAGCCATGGTCCGCGCTGTCATGCCCCTGCAAGATGAGTTGGTCCTGAACCGCAAGGTCCAAGGCGCGGCGCTGGGCCAGTACGAACTGACCGCACAGGATCAGACCGACATGGGGCGACTGGCGCAAGCCGGGTTTAGCGCCCAGCAGGAAGGGATCGCCGCTCGGGCTGACATGACCCTGTTGCTTCATGTCTTTGAGGTGGAGGCTGCGATAACGCGGCTGGACCGGCCGGAGGTTGCTCCCGAGGACGAGACCTATGAGGCCGATCAGGCTGAAAGGACCGAGGCGATGGGGGTAGTCAGTGGGGCATCGGAAGAAGTGTTGATCTGGGTCGAAGCCAGAAGACCACCCGTTGAGTCCATTCAAGACGCGGAGTAATTCATGTCCCTCGACAGCGAAGTCCAAGCCCTGACGAGTGCCGCAATCGATCTGTTTGATGCGGTCACCGACACGAAGGCTATAGCAGAAGAGGCAGTCTCCCAGGCGACATCCCAGGCGGTATTGGCAGACCAAAGCGCGGAAGCCGCCCTTGCAGTCAAGCAAGACCTGGAGGCAAACTGGTCTGACAAGCTGCTACAGGCAGCAAGTGAGGCGGCCCTGGCGACGCAAAAGGCTTCTGAAGCTCAAGGCTTTGCTGCTACCGCAGAGGCCAGTGCCGCGCTTGCGATGACCGTGGCGACTCCCACGGCGGATACCGTCAGTGCTCTCAGGGAGTTAGCTGACCCGCTTGCTGTTCGGGTCATAACGGTTTTTGGGTTCGGCGCTTCGGGTGATGGTGGCGGTGGCTTCTGGCGCTACGATCCGGCGTCCAGTGACGCGGACAATGGCGGCACGGTAGTCAAGCCGACAGCGATAGCCAGTAACGATCCTGGCCGATGGCTCAGGGTTTTCAGCGGCAATGTCGATTTGGCGTGGTTCGGTGCCGTTCGTGACGGGGTGACGGACGATTACGCGGCATGGGTAGCGGCCAACTCAGCCGCGTCTGATCTTGGGGTTGGTATTGCGCTGACTTCGGGTGACAGTGCCATAAAGCAGGCGATCACCCTGACCGTGCCCGTACATTTCACTGAGGGCGCCAAGATCGTGCCTTACCCGACGTGGGATGTGTCTGGGGCAACCACGTGGTCGGATACTGTAACCTATGCCAAGGACGACATTGTTCTTTACCGGGGCGAATACTACAAATCGGTAATCAATAACAATTTATCCACCATCACGGATTTGATCCCGCGCAGGTCAAATATAAGCCCGGAAGGTGGTAATACGGCATACTGGACTCGCCATGTGACGCTGACCCTATCTGCTGGGTACTATGCCGGCGACTATCAGCACGTATTCAATACCACCACCGGTGGCGGGATAGTTATAACCACAGGCAGGTTTTCTGATAGTAGCGTACTATCCCCTGCTCACTGGGGTGCGAAGGTTGGTGGGCTTGTCGATTGCACACTGGCCTTGCAGTCGTGTTTTAACTCGGTCAAATATGCTTCAGAGCAGGCGTTCAATCCGGTCACGGTAGCCGGCATGTCGAACATGGGGGGTAATGTATTTATTCCCCAGGGCGTGTGGCGGATGACCGCAGGCGCCGTGATGTGGTCTGGCACTGTGGTGAATGGCGTCGGGAAGGGGTCCGTATTAAGGCTGGATGATAACGTCGATGACGTTATTATGCTGCAGATGGGGTGTGGCACTTTCGTTGGGGGAAACACCTCCGCTAACTACAGTGTCTTTACTAGCGTAAATCGCCTTGCATTTGTGGGGCTGGGCGCCAGGACTCAAGCGGTTGGCCTGCATCCGCAGACCGGACTGTTTGGTGGCGTGTATAAGGACCTGTATTTCTGCACGCGGTACGGGTTCAGAATGGTGAATGTCCAGTACACGCAATCTTCTGTTTTCGATAACATCCAGACGTTCGGTAACTTAACCAACCAAAATATAGGTTATGTCGACCAGATTTTACGGCTGCAAGGCAATACCAACGTAATCAAAAATCTTGCCAAGGAAATTGGCACCGGCAATTCGTTCGATCCGTATGTGTTGGTGACCGGTCCTTCGGTGGGCGTGGTGCATACCACGTCTGACGGCACGCTTGGGACGTGGAAGCAGAACGACGAACTGAGCCACATGCACATGTTCGGCGGGGCTTACGGGAACGGCAAACGGGTGTTGGTGGGTGATGCCGGGATGTGCCGGGTCAGTGAGGATTCGGAGGTCACCGAGTATCTCAAGGACGCTCACACGTCGGCGCTCTGGTCTGTTGCGTACAACGGGACCGATACATGGGTCGCCGTGGGTGAACAAGGGGCCATGGCGTATTGCCGTGACTCTGCGCTGGCGCCCGATGTATACCGGTCAGGCGGATTCATGGGGTATATCGCCGGTACGACATTGACAGTGACGCGAGCGGGTGTCGCTTTAATCGTGGCGGGTCATAGTTTGTTCCCTGATCACGGAATTCTTCCTGGCACTTACATCGTGAGCCAGCTAGGCGGCACCGCCGGCGGGGTCGGCACTTATGAGGTCAGCCGGTCGCAGACGGTCGGTGCGTCTGGCAGTGTGTACTATATGACGGCCGATTCTTGGGTGCCCCTGCCGTATCTCACAAAATCGAAACTCAAAAGCGTTTGTTATGGCGGTGGGTTGTGGGTCGCAGTCGGGTTCCGCTACTCCCCGACCGGGAATTACACGGAAATCCTCACAAGTCCTGACGGCGCGACGTGGACGGACGTTGCCAACACCCTGACGTTCAATGCTCGGGGCGCCTGTTATGGCAACGGATTGTTCGTCATCGTGGGTGATAGCGGGAAAATCGCCACTTCTACGGACGGTGCAACCTGGACACTGCAAACGTCAGGGGTATCAACCAAACTCAACGGCGTGGCCTATCACGACAATACCTATATGGCGGTTGGCGCCTCGGGTGCGGTGCTGGCATCCACGGACGGAATAACATGGACGGCTCGCACATCCAACACTACGGCGGAACTGTACGACGCCACCTACTCCGGTTCGCTCTGGCTGGTTTGCGGGTATCCAAACAAAATCACCATCAGCCCGGACGGGGTAACATGGACAGCTTATGACGGTGGCGCTGGTTACGTGCCCTTGGGTCCCAGCGTGTTCTACACGGTCGTGTGGGACGGCGCACAATTTGTGCTTGGCTCATCCGCAAACGGTGATCCAGTACCAAACGATGTTATTAACACGACTATATCGGGAGCAGGCGGCAATCAGTTTGAGCATATTTTGTTTGAGCAGGTTTGCAGTCGCAATAAAAGCCTATTGACCCTGGAATATGCTCGCAAGACTCGCATCAAGGGTATTTGGTTTGAAGCGGCGGGTGTATCCAGGTATTTTGAGTTGCTAAGCACCACTAGCGTGGACGTGGACCAGTTCAATACTGTGATCGGCACGGCTTCCAGGACTCTCAAGATCAGCGGCCTCAGCAGTCTGTACGTGAATGGTTCGGTTGATCTGATTTTTGATAAGGTCAATAAAGACCCCTCGGCAGAAATGGGGGCGCTGGAGACCACATCCGGTGACCTTTTTGCCGATACATATCCCAACGGGCGCAGTGGTGAGAGCATCACTACCTTGCGGTCGCCCACACTTCAGGGAAGTACGCAGTACCGGGCCTTGACGAGGCAGGAGAACCAGCGGAACGGCGGGCAGATCATGGTCAACACCAATTTCGCCCATAATGGCTGGGGTTGGAATATAACCGGGACACAACCGACTCCGGTTTATTCTGCTTCATCGCAAGGCGCTGGTAAGGTGATGTCGCTTGTGTGGGAAACTGGCGGGGGCGTTACCTGGCGTCAGCGCATTACCGTAGGCGCAGAGATGGTGGGTACGCCGGTCACTGTGCAGGTTTCCGGCAACATTCTCGACTACCAGTTGGCCAGCACTGCGGCGGCAATAATCCCTTACATCAATGGGGCCGGCATATCGTCCACAAACAACGTCAGCCAAATCACAGGCAAGCGGGGCTGGTGTACCAACAGCCTGACCGCATATATCGGAGCAGCGGGGACGTTGGACGTTGGCTTTGTCATCTTCGGAAGTGCCGGAGTGACCACCCTGATATCAGATTGCACCGCGTCTTTTGGCAATGCCGCTGCCACAGCTTCACCGATAGTGGGGTGCCTGGAACTCTCCAGCGTAAATCCAGCCACCGGAATACTCACGCTCAACTCCGCCTCGATTCTGGCTGGGTCGGGATCGCCCGAGGGTGTGGTGACGGCGCCTGCGGGGTCCTTGTACCTTTGCACGGACGGGGGTGTGGGTGGCTCGATTTTCGTGAAGGAGTCTGGGACCGGCAACACGGGCTGGACAGCGAAGTAGGGGCGCGATTGATCTAAGTCGTGACCTCACAATGGGGTCATTCCATCTGAGGATGACCCATGTCTTTTCTTTACCCCGCCACCGATAACCTCATTACCGTCACGCTGGAGCGTGATGGCGCGGCCTATCCGATTCCATCTGGCGCTGCCGTGACCGCAGCGTTTTACAGTTTGGATGGTGTGCAGTTGCTGACCGACCTGGTTGCTGGCACGTCAACGACCAACCAGGCCGACTGGCCTCATGGCGTGGCTGCATTCGAGTTCGGCGCCGACCAGACATCCGGCATAACTGCAACCAACGTCCAGCTTCGTGTGTTCGTGCTCGTCAACGGACAAGAAGAGGAATGGACGGTCCTGTTTGAGTTGGCGCAGCCCGGGACCGAGAGCGCCCTGTTCCCTGAGCGACTGACGGCGGTAGCCAGCCTGCAGGCGCAGCTTGCTGGCATGGGGTACACGGTGTCGGAGTCGGATGTCTGGTCGGCCATCAAGGCGGCCGAGGCTGATGCTCAACACAGGCTCCGCGTGTTTCTGCGACCGACATACGTCCTGCCGTTCCCGGTGCCATCTACCGATCTGGCGGCGGTCCCGGATGGTACGCCATGGGTTGAGGAGCCTGGCTACGATTACGAGCCCGACCTGTTTCAGGGTGAGGGCTGGGGGTATTTGGTCACCCGGCACAAGCCGATCCTGTCGGTCGACTACATCCAGTTCGCCTATCCGCAGCCGTTAAGCACTGTCTGGAACCTGCCCATGGAGTGGGTGCGGCTGGACAAGAAGTACGGCCACATCCGTATCGTGCCTGCGGGAACGTCCTACAGCGCCCCGTTCAGTGCTTGGATGATGCAGGTTCTCGGCGGTGGGCGGAACATTCCGCAGATGATTCGGGTGCGTTACCGGGCCGGGCTGGAAAATGCCGCTATGCAATATCCCGATCTGGTGGATGCCGTCAAGAAAATGGCGATCCTGCGCATGGTTGAGACGCAGATGCCGGGCACGTCCGAGTCCATCTCAGCAGATGGCTTGAGCCAGTCGAAGTCTTTGGACCTCAATCAGTACCGGGATGCTATCAAGTCCAAGCTCGACGCGGTGTCCGAGTCCATCCATGGCATCAAACTGATGGTGATGTGATGCAGTTGGAGCCGGCCAAGTTCAACAGGTTGTTGAATGACCTGGGGCAGTCGTTCTCGCTGCGTCGGGCATCCGCGTGTCCGTGCATTGAGCTTGAGACCAATGCGCCGAAACCCAACTGCCCGCACTGTAAGGGTATCGGTTGGCTTTGGGGTGTGGCGGTCACTGGCACGTCCGGGATTGCCGCGCAGAAGATCCAGCGCGAGTGGGCCAACTTCGGGCTATGGCAGTCGGGTGATGTCGTGCTGACCATCCCCTCTGATTCACCCCTGTACGCCATGGGTCCGTATGACCGGGTGGTCATGCTTGACTCGACCGAGGCTTTCAGCTTCGTGCGGCGCCGGGGCATCGATGACACGCAACCGGTGGCCTGGGCCAGTCTGGAGCGCGTCTACTGGCTCGATGAAGACGAGGAGCAGGTGACCAGTACCTTGCCGGGCATTTCCGGTTCGACGCTGACCTGGGGCGATCCGGAGGTCGATGACGCGATTCCGGCCGCCGGCCAGCAATACTCTATCACCGGCCGCAAGCATCCCGAGTTCTACATGCTGCAGGAACTGACTCAGGACCGATCTCATCATCACGGCCGGGACCTGCCTCGCCGAGTGGTGCTGCGCAAGCTCGATTTGTTGGGGCGGCGCGATGGCTGATTATCTGATCAAGGTCGATATGGGTGACCTGGCTGCTGCGGGTCCCATCGATAAGACTGTGTTCCCGCATCTAAACCAGGCGGTGCAGTTCTACGTCAACCAGGCGCACGCCAGTTGGGTCGAGTCGATCCGCACGGCACAGGGCGTCTGGAAAGGTGACAAGGAGCGCTACGAGGACAGCCTGCAATCGGTGATGCTCTCCGACTTTGCCGGGGAAGTCTGGACCGATCTCAATCTGGCCGAGGACATTGACACCGGGCGGCCCGAGCGCGATCTCAAGAAGATGCTCGACACCTCGCTCAAGGTGCGGGTCAGTCAGAAAGGGTATCGGTACCTGATCATTCCGTTCCGGCACAACATCCCGGGGAATGCCGCATGGAATCAGGCCATGCCCGGCAAGATTTACCTCATGGCCAAGAAGATGTCACAGTCCAAGGTGACGGGTCAGATCATGCGGCCGACCGGGCAGGGCTCCAAGGGTCCGTTCCTGTCTGATCCCAAGACCAAGGGGCCGATGATGGTGCCCGGTCATTCCTACCAATGGGGCGACCGGCTGCCGGCTGGGTTGGCTCCGAAGCTGAAGGCATTTCATGCCACCGATCCGTTTGCCGGTATGGTGCGGATGGCGGCCAATTCCCCCAAGGCAAAGTCATCATCCTACATGACCTTCCGCGTCATGTCGGAAGCCCCGCAACAAGCCCGCAAGTGGCTGGTCGCACCTAAGCCCGGGCTGTTCCTGGCCAAGCAAATCGCGGCCAAGATCGAGAAACTGGCCGAGCAATCGTTTCAGTACGCAATCGAACAGGATTTCAAGCAGGCCGGGCTCGAGTAGCCATCCAAATCGTCGTGACATCACCATGATGTCATGATTCAGTTCCTTCATGCTCTGCCCTGCGGCAATGCCGTCAGTATCACCCTGGACCCGCACGGCGTCCCGTGGGTGCTGCTGCGTCGTACCGATGACGAGTTTGTCGGCTATCCAGATGGCGAGGCGGTTCTGGTGCGGGCCGGCGACGGCACTGAGACCAGTCACACGGTCATCGACTACTCCGGCTTGGTCAATGGCGAGACCGTCTGGTACCAGATGTTCTTCCAGTCCGACGATGGCTGGTACACCGTCGAGGACCCGGAAAGCGTCACCCCGACTTACGAGACTCAGCCCGGTTTCCAGATACCCGATCCCGTCACGCTGGTCCGCAGTCGTCTTGACCTGGGTGTCCAGTCGGAAGTCGCGGCCGGCAACTTGACGCATCCTCGCGGCAAGATCGACATCCTCCGCTCCCCTCCGATCATCGACAACGTGGTGTTCCCCTGCATCACGGTGCTGCTCGAGAGTACGACACCGGAAGAGCGGGGCATCGGCGACATCGTTCAGCCCGATTGGTTTGATCCCGATGCGGATCGCTGGGAGTCCTACACCGGCTGGCTGGACCGCACACGCATCCAGATTGGCGTCTGGAGTCTCAATGCCGAGGAGCGCGACGACGTGCGGAGGGCGGTGCAGAAAATCCTGACCACGAACCTGCCCATCTTCGACGATGCCGGCCTGCTGCTGATCGAGTTCCCACCGTCTGAATCCTTTGATCCGGCCAGCTTTGGCGTGCCGGTCTACCAGTCCGTCTTTGCCTTCTCCTGTCTGCATCCCAGTCTGGTGCGCGACCGGTATCTCCCCATCCATTCCATCGAGGTTAACACCAATGGCGAAAGAACCAATCCCAATGAATGAGCTTGAGCCCATTGCCGATTCTGCCCCTATCGAGAACCAGGACATCGCACTGGATGACTGGGCATCGGCCAAGTCTCGGTCGCTGGGTAAACGCGTCGAAGCCCTGGCGGCCTTCTACAAGCTGTGCCAGCAGAAGGGTGTGGGCCGGGCCACCCCGGAAAAGTTCGAGGCTGACTTCCAGGTCTTTCTGAAATCCCCTGCATAACGGAGAACTATCATGTCGGTATTTTTCAATGGGCGCTTGCTGGTCACCCCGACCGTCGAGAGCGCCATCTACGATCAGGGGATGGCGACCGCGTTCCCGGGCCGGGCTGGTAATGTCCTGGCGATTCTCGGCACGTCCGAGGGCGGCGCTCCCAAGACCCCGCTGTTTTTCGATTCTCCGGTTACCGCTCGCCGCACACTGATTGGCGGCGATCTGATCCGTGCCGTCGAGTACGCATTCAACCCCTCTGCCGAGACAGGTTCGCCGTCACGGGTGGCGGTGGTGCGGGTTGAGGCGGCGGTTCAATCCTCGCTGATGCTCAAGGATGGCTCGAGCAACAACGTCATCGAGTTGAAGTCCGCCAACTACGGCGCCTTCACAAATGGCATCAAGGCCACCATCGAGTCTGGCACCAGTTCTGGCAAGAAGGCGACGGTGCAATGGGAGTCGATGTACTTCTCGAAAGACAACATCGCTCGCACGCCCTTCACTGTTCGCTACTCCGGCGCCAATGCCACCGCGACGGTCACCGTCACCGCGACCACGCTGGTCCTGACTGCCGCAGCCACAGTCACGCTGACCCTTGCTAACTACCGATCCGTTCGGGAACTGTGTGACGCCATCAATGCCCAGTCTGGCTACTCGGCGATTGCCTCCATGCCCAGCATTGCCGTGATTGGCACGCTGGACGGCATGGCTGCGACGTCGTGCAAGTCTACCGACCTGGCGATCAAGGCCGATCTGCAAGCCGTTGTTGACTGGTTCAACAGTGCGGCACGGGAACTGGTGACCGCCACCCGGCAGACGGGCGCTCTCGCGGTTCCGGCCAACCTGACCGGCACATATCTGTCCGGCGGTTCCAACGGTTCCGCACCGACCAATGACGACTGGCAGGACGCCTTCGATGCGCTCCAAGGCGCTGATGTGCAGTGGCTTGTTCCTCTGAGTGCCTCGGCCAGCATCTGGACCATGGCTGATGCCCACGCCCAGTTCATGTCGGGTCCTGGCAAGTCCGAACGCCGGGCCTTTGTCGGTGGCGACGTGGTGTCTGGCTCCCTGGATACCGCCATCAGCGACCACAAGGACAAGGCCATCGCGCTCAACTCTGACCGCACTGCCCTGGTGTTCCCACCGAAGCTGGATTACGTCGATGACGTGTTGACCACGTTGCCGGCTTACTTCACTGCGGCGCAGGTCGCTGGTGGGTTCTCGGCCATGAATGTCGGCAACACCATGACCAACAAGGTCATGACTCTGCAAGGCATCGATCCGGTGGTGACCAACCCCTACGATACCGACACGCTGATCAATTCCGGCGTGCTGACCGTCAAGAAAAGCCGGCGCGGCTACGTCGTGGCCAAGGCGGTTTCGACTTGGCTCAGCAATGCCAATTACAACCGCGTCGAAATCTCGACCGGCTGGGCGCTGGACTATGTCGCTCGCACGGTGCGTGAGGCGCTGGAGACGTTCGTGGGCCGCAAGGCATCGCCGATCACCCTGCACGAAGCCATCACCACCACCGACTCGGTGTTGCGTGAACTGGCGCGTCCTGAGCCGGTTGGTATCGGTGTCATCGTCGGCGACGAAGCCAGCCCGGCGTATCGCGGCATCACTGCCGAGATTCAGGGTGACATCCTCCGTGTCTGGTTTGAGTGCAGCCCGGTTATTCCGATCAACTTCGTTCTGGTCGGCATCTACGCCAAAGCCTACAGCGGGCAGGCGACGGCTGTTTCCAACGGTTAATAGCATTGCTCAGGAGTAAACCAAGTGGCAACTGAACACAGAATAGTCAACTCGGGCAACCGAATTGAAATCCAGTTCGACGGCAAAATCGTCGGGCTGCTGCAAAACCTGCGCATGAGCGATGATTTCGGGCATGAGCCGGCCAGCGGTATCGGGGACATTCACGTCCAGGAATACGTTCCCGCCCTGGCGCGACATTCCTTGAGCGCGTCGACCATGGTCCTGTTTACCAAGAACCTCCGCGACTCGAATGTTTCGATGGAGAACGCTGACGCGGTGCTCAAGGGCATGGTCTATGACATCGTCGTCTACGGCCGTGATCCGAAAAACTCTGGGGTGCTGCGCAAGTACATCAACTGCTCCTATACAGGCGGAGACGTCGAGGTCGCCAAGCATCAAATCGTGGTGGCCAATGCGCAGTTCGTGGCTCTTGACGTGAGCGGGACCAAAATCTGATGCGTCCTGATACTCACGTTGTTGAAGTCGAGGGCGTCGGCTCGTTCGAGGTCCGGCGCCCGATCATGCGGACGGCTATCCGGATCGAGGTCGAGTATTCCCGGCTCACTGAGGGCCTGGAGACCGTCCCGGACGAACTGTCCTTCCTGTGCCGCATCATGGCCTATCTCAAGGTCATGATTGTCTCGGGTCCGGACGACTGGGATGTCGACAACTGCGACCCGTACACTGAGACGGAAGTCACCCGGCTCCGGGAGGTTTACGACGCGCTGAACGCGGCCGAAGCTCGATTTCGCAGCAAGTCAGACCCAAAGCCTCAAGCAGAGGGCGAGGGACCTCAGTCAGGCGATTGATTGGTGGTATCGGGATCGCTACCGGCTGACGGTCACTGATGGGCGGTATCTCGATGCCAGCTATGACGACATGCTGCTCGACTTCTGGGCCAACTACTATGCCCAGATGAAAGCCAGCGGCAAGGAGCAACTGTTCGAGAACGATGATTTTGACCTGGACGTCAAGCGCATCATGGACGAACTGGAAGCTCAGGATGATGGTTGGGAGCCTGTCGAGGACTGGAGCCTGGACAAGCAAGGTCTGCTGGATGATTGAGAAAGAGCCCCGCGAGTCGGGGCTTTTTTTATCGTGACGCGAAACTGTACCCATCTCACTCCGGGACCATGACATGACGCTGAAAGTTGGCATACAGGCAGACGTTGATGGCGCGATCAGCAGCCTCAATAAGCTCAAGCGGGCGCTGGGCGAAGTTGGCGCGGCCGGCAAGAGTCTGAATGAGGTCGGCAAGCAGTTCAGCGGCGATGCCTACAAGAAACTGGGAGGGGTGGCCGACCATTTTGATCAGGTAAGCGACAACTTCCACGCTATGCGCCGTGATGCCGAAATGCGGCGCGTCACGTCCATGGCAGCCAGGCACGGGTTTAAGCAGGATGACCCACTGTCCTACGTCGAACACATCGCCGGCTTTTATGCCAACAAGCAAAAGGGTCAGGCGCTACAGTCCAAGTTTGCCCTGAACCTGGCCAATGGCCCGGGCGCCGGTTCCGTCATTGATGGCGCGAACATGGCGGCGCAGATGGGCGGCGGTGGTTCCGGTGGTGACAGCGGCGGGTCAGGTAGCAACGGAGCCTTCATTGCTCGCAACCTGAAATGGGCGGCCGGCGGCATGCTGGGTCTGGCTGGCATCAATTCGGTGCGGCAGATCATCGGTTCCGGCATGAATGACACCGAGGCACTGCGTAACAGTTCCGAGAGCATCTTCAAACGGGTTGGTACCGTTGACTCATTTCAGCAGTTAGAGGTAGAGCTAAAACAGCTTTCCGAGGCGCTGCAACTCAGTTCGGTCGAAACAGCCAAGCTGGCCGACGACTTCATTAAGGCGTCTGGCGCCACCGGAAACTACCGCGAGCAAATGGCGCGGTCGGTGACATTCGGTCGCGGGCTTGGCATGGACCCAGGCATATCCTCCCGGCTGTTTGCGCAAGCCTCATTGAGCGGCTATGGCACTGACAAGTCGTCCCAACGTGAGTTTGCCGCGCTGCTGGCGCACACGATTGCATCCAGTCATCTGTTCGCTCGATCTGAGCAGATCATGGAGGATATGGTCGGCCATATTGGCGAAGTTGCGTCGCGGGAAGGTAGGACCGCATCGACCTCCGAGATGGGCGCGTATGGCTCCATTCTGGGTGCGCTCTACAAGAACCCGGCCATGGCGGGCGGCGGCGGGCAATCCTTCATGCAGGGGCTCAAGGGGTTAGGCACCGGCGGCGGCATCGACAAGGAGATGTTCGCATGGCAAGCCTTCGGCGGCTGGGCGAACAACGACTTCGTCAACATGCAGGCGATCCAGGATGCCAGCCTGTTCGCCACCCGCAAGGATATTTTTGGCTCCGGTGACGACGAGACCACCAAACTCGAGCAGATGTGGCCCGAGGTGCTGCGTCAGGCAAATTTCATCCCGGGCAAGTCTGGTCAGGACAAGAAGATCGCGTTCGTCCTCAAGCAGTTGACGGGCATGAATATGGGCCTGGGAGAGTCAGGGGTTCGTTTGCTCAATGGCGGCATGGGGCACTTCAAGGAATTCAAGGGTTGGTCCGAGGCGGCCACCCGCATGAAGCTCGACGACATCAACCCTGAGTCGTTTGGCGAACTGGCCAGGCTGTATGAGAACCGGGACATGGCAAGCTGGCGCTCGATTGCCGGCCAATATACCGCTGGCGGCAAGGTCAGTGGCAAGGACCTGGAATCACTCCAGAAGGCCATCGACAGCAAGGATGACAATGCCTTGCGCGAGATTTTGCCGGCCATCGTCGCCCGCACGGGGGCTCCGGAAACGCCGGCTGAGGCCGACCGTGAGGCCAAGGTCAGTTTGGAGAGGGCCATTCAGAACCTGGTCGAGCCGATGACCGATCTGAAGACGACCATCCAGACGTTCCTCAACCGGCTACTGCCCGGCAATGCGGATGCCACATCGCCAATCCTGAACGACTTGGCTGATTGGGTTTTTGGTGAGGGCAGATCGCCCAGTGATGCCTGGAGTGACATCAAGAAGAACCTATTTGGCGGTGGGATTCCAGGGATAAGCGATGCAGGGGCATCCGCAGACATTACCCGATATCACAATGGTGGCATAGCTGGCCTGCGACCCGGGGAAGTGCCGGCCATTTTGGAGCAGGGAGAGATAATCCTTCCAACTTACCTCACTGACGCTCAAAAAAAGATTCGCGGCCTCCGGAACAACAACCCGGGCAATATGGACCGCATCAAGGGGAGGCCATGGGAGGGTGAGGTACCTGGCGCTGACAGCCGGTTTGCGTCATTTGCGACGGCGGAACATGGCTTGAGGGCTGGAGCGAAAAACATTATTGCCAAAAAAAGGAGAGGCGTTAAAACATTAAAGGATTTGCTGTACATCTATGCGCCTCCGCATGAGAACGATACAGAGGCGTATATCAAGAAGGTTTCTGAAGCAACTGGAATTGACCCAGCGACCGAAATAGACCTGGCAAACCGTGATGTGCTCTTAAAGCTATTGCCAGCCATCATTCAGCATGAAAACGGCATGCAGCCCTATCCGCAAGATGCCATCACGGCCGGCGTGGATGCTGCGCTTGGCTTGAAAGATTTGCCTCTACCATCCGCAAGCAGCCCGCTGCGCACAGTAACAAGAGGGCGGGCGGGTCGACCAGACTACCAGCGACCTGGCATAGCGGGAAAGTCGGATGGATATGCACTGCCAAGCAATGTCAGGTTGACTGATCGGGCGGCGCAACGTGGTCTTTCTGGTGTCGACCCATTGGTTGTTCAATCCATTTTGGCTGCGGCGGGCAAATACCCGGGGCGGGTTGATATCTTTTCGTCAACCAGACCAAAGATATTAGCCAATGGCAAGCGCGACAAGGGCAATCACTCTGCTGGCTATGCCATCGATTATCGACTCTATGACGCGAACGGTAATGTGCTGCCGGAGCATAACGACCCATTGCCAAAATGGCACGGTGGCGGTTCCAAATACGCACACATCTACGAGCGGTTTGCTCAGGACGCGGCAGCATGGGGCGAGCATGTAAGCCCAGGTTTTGCTGATGAAGTGCGCTGGGGCGGCAACTTCGGCGAGGGCGATTGGCAGCACTTTGACCGAATGCGGAAGTTTGGCCGAGGCGCGGCGCTTGGCGACTTAAAGCACGGGCGAAAACTCGCGCTTGGCGGTCAATCAAGCCCGCTTATCGGTGGTGATTGGGAATCACATTATGCTGCGGTTTATGGCGACCAAGCGCCTAAGACCCCGACGGAGGCTGATAGGGCAGTGCGTGATGCGACGACACAGGCCCAGGCCAATGCCCGGGTTGACGGGCAGCACACTCTGGATATCGTCCTACGCAATTCCGAGGGCAAGATGTTCTATACGCGGAAAGGCATGGCACTGTCCGAGCCAAAGGTGTTTGGGTCTGATGGTGAGCGCAAGGTCTGGAACGACACGGCGATCATGCCGTCTGGCATCTAATGGCAGCCAAGATTCGGCATTACCGGCCCGACATCCGGATTATCGTCCGGCACTCGGTGCATATCGAGCAGCAGTTGGGTGACATCGGTTCGGTCACGATCAGCAAGAGCATCGAAGCGCCCTGCGGCGAGTTCAGTATCACGTTCCCGGATCACCCGTTCCATAACGGCACGGTGCCGATCATTGGCGGGCCACTGATTGTCTCGCGGCGGTCGCTTTACGACATCCTCGACATCCTCGACCCCATCGAGATTCAGATGAAACGCTGGCAGGAGGAGGACCCGACCGATCAGGACTGGGTCACTGTGCTGCGCGGTTTCGTCCGAGCGATTGGCCGGAATGAGGAAGTCGGCGGTGACGGCCGGGTGCAACGGTCGGTGGTGATTGCCGGCCAAGATTGCGGCGCGGCGTTCCTCATGGAGCAGTTGGGGCAGTACATCTCGATTGCCGAGAACCCCGGGAATACCTCGCCGACATGGATGAAGTACCTCCAGGAGTTCGACCTCAGCCCAACCCCTATGGCGCTTGCGCCGTTTGTCTGGGATGTGGCTGAAAGCACCACCAAGGACATCATGGCTACGGCCGGCTGGGCGTTCACACCCCTGCTTTATGTGGAAAAAGGCTATGCGCTGCCTTGGGTGGCGTTCAGTTCCGAGGGCTCGGTGTGGGAACTGATGAAACGCTACTCGGCCGCGCCTTGGAACGAACTTTTCGTGCGCGAGGGCAAGAAGTCTCCCGAATTGGTGTTCCGCCCCACTCCGTGGGCGGATGCCACCGGCAGATGGCTGCCAGACACCAACCTGGACAGCGTGAGTTTCTGGGAAATACCCATGCGCAATATCATCGCCCTGTCCGCACACCGGGATGATGTGGATCAGGTCCAGCATGTCTTTGTGCAGAACGCCAACGACCATTTGAGCGCCGGCTATTACGTCTTGCTGGAAGGTCACGGTAATTTCAACGAGGAACTGCGACCAAAGTTCGGCGACCGCATTCAGACCGTACAGGAGTTTGTCGGCCCAGCCACATCGCCCATGAGCCTCCCGGAGCAGGAGCAGGAGCAGGCTTATATCGACTACCACGCCTGGCTCATCGAGCGCACCGAGTGGCTGGTCAAAGCCGGTCAGGACGTCTACAAGCTCGAAAAGGGCTCCATCACGATTAAGGGTGATCCGCACATCCGTGTGGGCGATTACATCTCCGTGCAGCGTGGCGCCATCCACTGGACCGGCTATGTTGTCGGGGTTTCGCACAAGTTCGCTCCCTACAAGAACTACTTGACGACCATCGATTACATCCGCTCCGACCAGTGGATTCAGCGGCAGAAGGTCCAGGAGCAGATCGGCGGCGCTGGCGTTTGGGATTTGGAACGGAAGCAAGAGGCATGATCAGCAATACCCAATCCACTAACACCCTGCGGCTGGCCAAGGTCACGCATGTGCATCCCGAGGGTCAGAAGCTCGAAGTCCTGTTCCTCGATAACGGCGACTACGGTCGTGACGTGCAGGTCATGTCGCCCTATGCCGGTACGGACTTCGGTTTTACCGGTGGCATCCCGGCGCCCGAGGAAGAGGGCCACGAACCAAATCGTCGAACCGATCCCAACAAGCGCGACATCATCGCGGTGATTGCCAACCTGCAGGGCCGGCACTTGTGCCTGGGTTACTTGTACCCACAAGTGACGCACATGGCCTTCACTAAAGACTCAGACAAAAACCGCATGATCGAGCGGCACACGTCGGATTGGTATCGGACGGTGGATGACGAAGGCAACATGGATATGGTGCATCCGGCCCTGGCAGTAGCTTTTCCCACGACCTTTATTCGCATGGGTGTCGGGCCAATTCCGGCGGTTCTGACAGGGCGAGACTATGACGGCCGGTGGGCACTCAAGCGTAATTTGTTCATGCCGGCGATGATCACGATTGCCGCCCCGGCTGGAGTGTTGATTGCCGGCGGCGATGAAACTATTGAGCTGGGTGGCGCGGCCAGTTTTGCTGCGTCTGGTGCGGCATCTTCAGCGCCGGCTGGCGGCGCCATGCTCATGTCAGCCGAGGAGCCCGTTGATTGGATCGCGGCGGCGGCCCTAGCGGATGCCCCGGCCGAGTGCGTCGACGAGAACGAGAATAACATCTGTGACGATTTGGAGCGCCTCCGTGAGAGATATACGGTCGTGCTACGCATGGGTTCAGGTGGCTGCTTTGTGCGCAGCAAACGACACAGCATAGACATAGCTGTGGACGAGTTAAAGCCAGCGTTCGTGTTCCGCACGAAAACCGGAACATTTTCGATCTCTGATGACCGCATCAGCGCCTATATCGGAGGGTCCTCCGGCATAAACATCGAGAAAGACCGCATCACGTTGCAGGTTGGCAACACCAAATTGGAACTGACGGCGGACGGCATCACTACGACCGGCAACATGACCACCGAGGGCGTCCACACCGATGCCAACGGCGTTCATGCGTCGTGACTGGATACTTAGGTCATGGCAGCACTCATTCCAGCACCGTCACAGAAAGACCGCCCGGTCGGCTTGGTCGTGCTCGACACGGGGTTTGTCGGCATCCCGATCCCCTGGTTGTATCTGTTCTACCCGAGACCGGAGGATTTGCAGTACACGCATCCCAGCCGAGGAACCGTCATCCAGACCATGGACGGCGGCTTTGTCGATGACTTCGGTGAGGGCCTGACTGACATCATTGTCACCGGCAACACCGGCTGGAATGGCGGCTTGTTGCCTGGCGAGATCAAGTTTTACGCGCTCCGCGACATGGTGGTTATCCGCTATCACCAGATGCGCAAGGCCAAGGCCGATGCGGGCCTGCCGATTGACTCGGTCAAGATGTACTGGGCGGACACACTGAATCTTCTGGTCTACGAGGTCTACCCGGTCAGTTTCACTGCCCGCAAGAATCGACAGAGACCGCTGCTCTACCAGTTCACGTTGCGATTGACCGGCCTGAACCGGGTCTTTGGCCTGGCCGATCTGATCCCGGGCGGGCTTGGCGGGATACCTACATGACGCCGGCTTACGCCACACTGTTCAACCCTTCGGCTGCGGCTGGCCTGGCTATTGCGCGGCTCCGGGAAACGGCGAACCTGCTCACTGCTGAGGGTATACGCGGCAAGGACCCCAGTTTTGAGGAGTGGGTGACCATTGTCGACATTGACCGGGTGTTGCCAGAGACGCCATCGCCAGGGCGCTTGGCGCCGCTGCTGCGGGCGGCTGGACGAGTGGCGACCTGTGCGGCTGTTTTGATTGACGCATCAAGTGACTCCCTGAAAACGGGCAACCAGCAGTCATTGGAAACGGCGGCGGCTTTTGCTCGGGCTTCCTGTGTGCTGACGCAGACGCTGGCATCCCGCCAGTTAAATCTGCCATCCGACTTTGCCAACCTGTTTTCCGGGCTGGACGCTCAGCGATGGAGTCGGTGGTTGAGATCCGTGCACGCCGATATCAGCCTGTCTCTGCGGGAGCATTTGGCGGAACTGATGGTGGCCGACTGGACCGAGGACAGTCAGATGCGCAGCATCCGGGCCGACTCTGACGGATCGGCTGTTATAGCCATGCTATCCAATGACCCGATGCTGCATTCGTCATCCTGGGACGTCGAGTCATTGGCTGAACGGCTGGCGGCCGGTATCGAGGTGTCCCTGTGAGCCAACTCCGGGATTACCGTATCCAGCAGGGAGATAGCCTGCGTTCGATTGCCTATCGGCAGTACCACGACGCCAGTCGCTGGCGCGAAATCGCCGACCTGAACGGTCTGCGTTACCCGCACGTTATCGACTCACTGAGCCCGTCAGATCGCCTACCGGGTACCGTCATCCTGGGTGACACCATCCGGCTGCGGACACCGGCTTATGCGCTGTCCGATCCTCCGGCAAATGTCCTGTTCGGTCAAGACCTCAATCTGGATCGCGGATCGCTGCAGGCGGTTGATGGCGATCTGGCATTGACGGCTGGCATTGATAATTTCCGGCAGTCCCTGCAGCACCGGGTCAAGACCTTAACGGGTGAACTGCTGTACTACCCGGCCTATGGCTGCAATGTGCAACTGGCCCTCGGCCTAAAGCTGGAGCCATTGATCACGCTGATGGGTGCGGCCTGGGTTCAGGAATCCCTGCGGCAGGAGACTCGACTATCATCCGTCGACCGCGTCATTGCCCAAGCGTCCGGGGATAGTCTTGAAGTGAGTGCCCACGTGACCGCTATCGGACAAAACACACCCGTTGATCTGAATTTAGTGGTGCCCTGATGTATCAGCCCAAGGCGTTTTTTGACATCGCATCCGACATGGTGGAAGCCTGTCGGACATCCTCCGATGACCTGACCGATTTCAATATCGGCTCGGTTGTTCGGACCTTGCTGGAGGCGCACGCGACCGGCATCGAAGACCTCTATATCGCGTTCAGCCAGGGTGTGCAGGATGCCATTCCGGCCGCGCTTTATGCCGCCTTCGATTTTGAGCGGCTACCGGCGGCGAATGCCCGGGGCAAGATTCGGGTGACTATTACCGGGTCGGTCGCGGATTTTGTACTGCCTGCTGGCTCGCGGTTATCCACGGCCGGCGGCGAGGCCAATTTCGAGACGGATGCCGAACTTACCATTCTGGCTGGCGAGACGGTCGGCGAAGTCTCTGCGGTGTGCATGACCAGTGGCGTGGTCGGCAATGTTCCGGCCAACACCATCACACTGTTGACTGGTGCAAGTCTGTCAGTGCTCGCAGTCACCAACCCGATTGCTTTCAGCCAGGGTTCGGACGTCGAAAGCGATGCGCAGATGAAGGCGCGATTCCAGGCGTTTATTTCCTCGATTGCCCGCGCCACTCCGGCCAGTCTGGAGTATGCCGCCCGCGTCCAGAAAATATACAACGACGACGGCACGATCCTTGAGCAAGTGGCCCGGGTAGCGATCCAGGAGTATGCAGGCTATGTCAGGTTGTTCATCTATAACGGGTCCGGGTCGACTTCAAATGCGCTGGTGGATCAGGTGCAGAAGGCCATTGATGGCTACTACGACCCCACTACCGAAAGCACGGTCCCTGGTTATCGGGCTGCGGGTGTGTTTGTCTGGGTTGGCGCCATGGCTGAGAAGTCGGTATCTCTGACTGCGAGCGTCAATCTGTTGCCCGGCTACGGGCCGACTGCGACCATGGAAACGGCGGTCAGGACCGCTCTGGAGTATGCCATCCGCACCAGTCCGTCTGGTGAGCCACTGACCGTGGCCAAATTGCAAAATGCGGTCTTGGCTACCCCGGGTGTGCGTGACGTGCTGATTACCCCTGCGCAATCGATTGCCTGCGCGGCCAATGAGGCACTCATCCCTGGAACACTGACTATCCAATGGACCTGAGAAAATCCACGCTCAGATACCTGCACTCGGTTTTCGATGATGACCCGGGCGCGACCCTTGGGCTGACGGTCGAGAACGAGAGCGCATTTTCCTGGGCGGTGTCGGGCGAAACGCTGACGGTTGACGGGCAGGCCATCGTCCTTCGTGGCCATAGCCTGGCGGACACGGCACAGCATCTGCGTTCACTGGGTCTATCCGCATCCGTGCCTGCCGCACTGGAGTCCCGCAGCGCGGTGTCGCTGATCGACGGGGCGGGGCAGGGCACGACGGTTCAGCTGCAAGTACAGAACTCGATCCTGTGGGCGCTGAGTCTACCGGGCGCCTTGGCGCAGCTTGAAGGTCAGCGATTTATTACCGATGCACTGGCGCAACTCAATTTCATGACGGCCGGCGGCGGCTGGCTCGATCTGTGGGGCCGATATTTCGACGTGCCCCGGCTGGATGACCAGACGGACGCCGAGTATGCCGAGTTCATCAAGCGGGAAGTCTTGCGGCCGAGGTCCAGTGTGTTCGCCATCCAGACCGCCGTTCGGGACTGGACCGGGCGCAGCATTGTGATTCGGGAGCCTCATAAGGAGCTTTTCATCTGGGACAAGTCTCGCTGGGACGGTACCGATTCGCGTTGGCAGGACGGGCGTTTCTACACGTTCGGCACCTTCGAGCCCCGAGCGCCGATTGATGACTGGTCGTCCATCGTGCCCGTGATCCAGCGCAATCGCGCACTGGGAAGCGTCATGCTTCCTCCGGTTTGGGGCCTGGATGCAGTCGTGCTGACGATCAATCCAGGACCGATCCCGGTTGGGTTCTCTGGTCTGTCTGAAGTCAGGACGAGCACGGTTGACGGCGAACTGGCGGGCAATGCAGGTGCTGGCATGGCTATCACGCAATCCGTACCCGTGTTTCCTCCGGCCGCCCGCTGGACTGATGTCGGCGCATGGGATACCCGAACCTGGCAGCAGGGCGCGAACCCCTATGGCGTGGGCGTAGCCATCAGCAGTTCGTCGTGACGGCATCCTGAGCACATCACCACTCAGGACGTATCATGGCATCAGTATTTCCCGACGTAGGCCGGGCCTTTCTAGCTCAGGCAGCAAAACTACAGGCCAGCAACATCTATGTAGCGATGGGCAGCGGTTCGGCCGGATGGGACACGACCATGGTCGACCCCACAACCGGGCTGACTGCATTGCAGGCCGAGATTGGTCGGCGGCCTGTGTATCGAGTCGCGTATGCCGCAACCACGGGCAGCGGTTCACCGATTGTCACTGACCTGGGTACTTTCTACGAGACGGCGACCCCAACCAACTACCTTTACGTCCTGGGTCAGTTCGAGTATGCCGATGGCGCCGACGAAACCATGCGTGAGATTGGGATTTTCGGCGGCGTGACTGTGCAGGCCGGGCAAGAGGGCAATTTCGTGTCAGGGGCGCAAGTCACCAATGCCGGCCGACTGATGGCCGTGACCCGGTTCGAGGGCATCGTCAAATCGCCGACGCTGAAATACAGCTTCGAGTTCGTGATTGAGCTATGAGCACTATCCCCGGCACCGACCTGACCGTCCCGGCCGATTACTACAATCGGCATGATGACGCTGCGCATTACGATGAGCATCTGCTAATTGCTGGGCGCATCGGCCAGTCTGCCGAAATCAACGAGATTCAGTCTCGGGTTAAAGCACGGATTAAGGGCCTGGGCGACCATTTGCTCAAGGATGGTGACATCAAGTCCGGCGGCGACATTATTGTCACGTCGACAACAGGCGGCATTGCTCAGATCGCGGCCGAAGCGGCGGAAATCTGGCTAGACGGCGCTGAGCGCAGCATCCCGGCGCGAAGTTTCGGTGTCCCGGCGACAGGCACGATTGAGATTGGCGTCTGGCTGCTGCGATCCATCGTCGATTACGATGTCGACCCAAGCCTGCGTGATCCCGCCATTGGGCTGCGACTATCCGGCGAACCCGGGGCGGCGCGATTGAAAGTGCAGCCAACCTGGGGCCATGCCGGCGACGGGCAGGCTGGCGAGTTTTATGCCGTGCATCGACTGGTCGAAGGTGTCTTGCTGGCCCGATCGCAGACGCCTGAATCGAATGCCGTAGCCACGGCCATTGCCCGCTATGACCGGCAGTCCACCGGTGGATCGTATGTCGTGTCCGGTTTTCGGCTGACGGCAACCCCAGACGGCACGGAACTGGCGCAGACCTATGCACTCTCGGCCGGCACTGCGCGGGTAGCCGGGATTGAAATCATCGCCTCCGGCGGGCAGTACATCCAGTTTGAGGGCTTGCCGGATGTCGAGACTATCGATGAGGAGCGATACGATTCGGACGGCACATCCGGCCAGACCATCAAGGTGCGACATGGGCCGATTGCCGCACTCAACCGGGTCAGTGTCACCAAGTCGGTGGTGGAAGAGTCTGTCACTCGCTCGGTCAATGCCAATGATCCATTATCAAAGACCAGCGTGATCGCGGTATCCGAGGTCAAGCAAGGCGGGACCACCTACGTTGCTGGTGTCAACTATTCGCTGTCGAATGACGGAATCACATGGCTGTCCGGTGGGCCGACCACGGGCACCACGTACACCGTCAGTTTCACCTACGCCAAGAACGTCACCAGCACAGCGACAATCTCTGCCGACAACCTGGGTGTCGTCATCCCTGAGACAAATGTCTCCGGCGCCAACCTGATCGAAATTGGCTACGACTACTCGCTACCTCGGATTGACCGCATCTGCATCGACACAGACGGCCAGTGGCGACTGTTGCGCGGTATTTCTGCGCGGTTTGGCTCGACGCCGGCCGTAACTGAGGTTCCCAGCACTATGCTGGGGATTGCCAGCATCTACCAGACCTGGATTCCTGGCGCGAGGCGTGTCATCAATGACGCCGAGAAAGTGGTGTCCATGGCGAGACTGGAAGCGCATGACCGCGACATCCAGACGCTCTACCAACTCATTTCGGCCAACAACCTGAGCAACGACCTGGCGGCCTTTTCGGCGCGGGAGCCCTTGGGGCGGCGCGGCATTTTTGTCGATCCGCTGCTGAACGATCTGAGTCGGGATATTGGTGTGACGCAGACCGCACAAATCACGGGCGGCACGCTGACGCTTGGCGTGTCTGTGACCGTGACTGATGTCAGTCTGCCCGGCCTAATCACGCTGGCGCCATCCGGGTTTGTGCATCGTGTTGAGCAGCCGCTGTCGTCCAGCAATATGCAGATCAACCCGTATCTAGTGTATCTGCCGGTGGCATCGTATGCCGACCTGAGCCCGTCCTTCGATTATTACGCCGAGGACAGGGAGTCCATCTTGGACCCTGCCTACGTTGATGTCTACCGGTATCGGTACGGCAACCCGCACGGCTGGACGCCGGAACTCAAAGCGGAATACAAGGAAGTGGGGTACATCCGGGAAAAACTGATCGGCGAGGAAAGCACTGGCGAGACAATCACGACAACGCGCACCGAGGATGCGCGGTACATGCGCGGCCTGAGCGTGAATTTCACTCTGCGCCGATGGTCGCCGTCCGAGAATCTGGTCACCGTCAAGATTGATGGGCGCGAAGTTGATTTTGCAGAGCGAGACGCATGAGCACACCTATCCAGGCCGATAGCGACGGCATCATCAATGGCACGCTGACCATTCCCGGCGGCATCATTCCCGTCGGGTCCAAGAAAGTCGAGTTTTTTGGCGGCGCTGACCCGGACCCCAGTTACGCGGCGGCGCAGTTTGTGTCGGCCGGGGTCATCACTGTCACACAACGGCAGCAGGTTATTCGGCGCGTATGGGAACGGCTCAGGGCCAAGACTGGCGCAATTTTTGTGCAGCAGGGGGCCTACATTGACCCACTAGCGCAATCTTTCGCGGTACCGGCCGCCTGCCAACTCAGTTACGCTGACCTCTGGTTCGATGTCGCCAAAGGTGGCAGCGATGTTGTGATCCAAATCCGCGACATGATCAATGGCTACCCTGGCCCGCAAGTCATGGCCGAGTCTATTCTGTCTCCGGATCAGATCATCCTGGCCAGGGACGCATCCGGCAATGACCTGTCGGGCGTGCGTGACTTGATCCTGACCAATCGTGGGTCCGGCGGCACTGACGGCACATACAATCTGTCTTTCACGGGCGGCGGCGGCAGTGGCGCGGCCGGCACCTACCGCGTCGTCGACGGGCGCGTGGTCGACATGACTATCACCGCTCACGGGCTGGGCTACACCAGCGCACCGACTGTCGGCTTCCCGTCAGTTGGCCTGGTCGGCGCGGCTGGCACGGCCACCATTGGCAATTTCACCCGGTTCAGATTCCCGCCCATTACCGCCGTGCCTGACATGCAGTATTGCATCGTTGCCATGTGCAATGACGCGGTGTGGCGCTTGCGTGTGGCTGGCTTGGGCGAAGTAGACGGCCCAACACAGCAACGCATCAGTGCGCAGCCGTATATCGTCGGCGTGCTGTTTTCCAGTTCAAACAACCAGACGTGGACTGCGCATCAGGACAAGGACCTGCAGTTCCGACTAGGCGGTCCCTCGCATACCGTCACCACGCGCACGGTGCGACTCTCTCCGCAAGGCAAGCTGACTTCGGCGACGATTGCCGCAGCGGGGGCGAATGGCACCAATGGCACGTTCCCGCTAGAAATCACCGGAACCGGTCTAGGCGCCAAGGGCACGTTCACTGTGTCCGGACAATCTGTCACGGCCATTGATATCACCGAACCGGGTAGCGGCTACACTGCCGGGACCACGCTGGGGCTTGACGCATCGGCGGGTCTGACCGGGGCAGCGGCAACGGCCGTGTTGACCGACTATCCTGTCACCAACTGCGATTACATCGGCCTGATGGGCGCCATGGACCTGCCCAGCAACGACACGTCGATCCAGTTCAGGGCCACCCTACCGACCGCCGAGACCGTCAATCTGACACTCAACGATTTCACATTGCTGCCCTCGCGCATCACCGGCAACATCGTGATCGAGGCTATCCTGACCGGCACCGAGTCACTGACGCCGGTCCTGTACCCGGACCTGCAGATTCTGGCCGGCACCACTAATCTTTCCTCGGTCTACGAAAGCCGGACAGTCAATATCACCAAGCGATCAGGTAGCACCGCACCGACCAAGGTGGTCCTGCTTTACGACTGGCGGGCTCCCGGCGGCGCCACAGTGACGGCGGAAGTGCGGGATGATGAAAATGACGCATGGGTCCCTCTGGTATTAGATGATACAGCCGGGCTGTTGCCGATGGCAGACGACTGGAGTGAGCGACTGTTGACGATTGACGACCTGGATACCGCCAACACCAGTACCAAGCTCCGCATCACCCTGACCGGGACCGCATGGGCTAGGCCGGAGATTCGTAGGCTCAGACTGATTTGTCAGGAGAACACACCCTGATGGCTGACACCACCACCAACCTTTCGGCGCCCAAGCCGATAGCATCGAATCAGCTTTCGACCGATGTTGACCGGCTCAGAACGGCGCTAGACACCCTGGACACGGCGATTGCCACCAAGGCGGCCACGAGCGCCCTGACTGCGCATATCGCGCTGAAAAACCCGCACGGGGCGGCGGCGGCCGACGTGGGCGCGGTCCCGGCGCTCTCGAATGCCGTCACCGATGACTATCTGGGCAATCGCACTGCGAACCCCGATCTTGCGCCCTCGGGTAGCGTCGGTAATTTGACGCAGTGGGTGAGTTGGTTCGCCAATCGCATCAAGACCGTCACCGGCAAGGCGTCATGGCTGGATGCCCCGGCCACCACGCTCGAAGCGGCGGCCAGTCATGCGGCATCCCAGTCCAACCCGCACGGCACGACTGCAGCACAGATCGGGGCGCTGGCCAACGTAGCGAATGTCGTCAATGACACGCTCATCGGCAGCCGAACCGTCAACCAGGCACTGGCGAGCCCGGCCAACACCGGTACGCTGACGCAGATTGTGTCCTGGTTCGCCGGGCGCATTGTCGCCATCACCGGCCGCACCAACTGGTTTGAGGCTCCCGCTATCACGCTGGCATCGACATCAAATCACGTTTCCAACACGTCCAACCCGCACGCGACCACGGCGGCGCAAGTCGGGGCTCCCACGACTGCAGGTGTCGGCGCCACCGGAACCTGGGGTATAAGTATCAGCGGATCGGCCGCATCAGCGGCTGCCTGCTCTGGCAATGCCGCCACTGCGACCAGTCTCGCTACGGCCCGGACCATCAACGGGGTGTCTTTTGATGGGTCGCAAAACATCACCATCACAATGATCAAGTCAATCCAGCGCGGACAAAGCCCCGGCACAGCCAATCGCACGGTCACAATTACGGCGGTTGATCCGGAGAAGTCGGTAGTGATTGCGAACTGCGCAACCGGGGGATACACGGACAGTGGGAGTTACCAGGCGACCGATGCACAGGTTCTCGATGGCTGCTACTTATTGAACAGCACGACACTGCAAATTATCGCTGGCAACAGGTTGGGGGCAAATTTGGCTTCAGCAACCGTATGCTGGCAGGTCGTTGAGTACATGTGATCGTGTTCGGGTAAAGTAGCGCGAAACTCAGCGACAGTTTTTGTGGACCATATACTGGACCATATTGCAGACCAAGATAAAGTATTTTGTTTGAAATCAGAGACTTATGACAGAAAGACTGCTTGTGATCGATAAATAGGATACGGATTTTCCGGTTTATTCTGACGGAAACCGGGACCACGAAAGCCGCGCCGCGCAAGGGTTGCGGCTTTTTTGTTGGTCAAAATCCGTCAGAACGACATAGAATTAGTCATGGTGGATGCGTACCACAGCACGTACCACGCCGCTGCCTGACTCAAAATGTCCCATGCCGCTGACCGACACGCAAATCCGCAACGCCAGGCCCCAAGACAAGCCTATCCAGCTAGTCGACGGGTTTGGGTTGTATCTCGAAGTCCGGCCCACGGGCGCCCGGCACTGGCGGATGCGCTACCGGCTGGATGGCAAGGAGTCTCGCATCTCCATCGGGCAGTACCCGCTCATGAGCCTCAAGGATGCGCGTGCTGAGCGTGAGCGCATACGAGCACTGCTGGCCGAGGGTATCAGCCCTATCGAGGAAAAACGGGCCGAGAAAGCCATCAGGCGCAAGCAGGCGCGGGACACGTTCGAGCAAATCGCCCGGGAGTGGCTGGACCGCCGGGCTGGCAAGTGGACGCCGTACTATCAGAAGGGTGTGCTGTCGTGCCTGGAGCAGAATGCGTTTCCGGCTATCGGCTCGCTCCCGATCCGGCGGGTGACTTCGGCGCACATCCTGTCAATCTTGCAGGCCATGGAGGAACGTGGGGTCCACACGTATGCGATCCAGCTTCGGCAGTGGATCAGCGCCATTTTCCGGCATGCGATTGTCACGCTCCGGGCCGACGTTGACCCGGCGGCGCCATTGAAGGGTGCCATTGACCGGCCGGTGATCCAGCATGCCAGATGCCTATCGCGGGAAGAGATCGATGCTTTTCGGGAGGCTGTGGATGCTTACAAGGGCAACCGCACCACGGTCTTGGCTCTCAAGTTATTGCTCTACACCTTCGTCAGAACTATCGAGGCCAGGACGGCGCGGTGGGAGGATATTCAGGGCGGCTTGTGGGTTATCCCTGCGGGCCGGATGAAGATGCGGCGCACGCACTCTGTCCCACTATCAAAGCAGGCACGGGCGGTTATCGATGAGTTGCGGACCATCACTGGCAGCAATCAATGGCTGTTCCCAGGGACCCGCGATCCCACGACCCACATGAGCGGGACCACGGTCAACCGGGCGCTGGAGTATATGGGTGTGGCTGCGACTGGGCATGACTTCCGGGCCACGGCGTCCACATGGCTGAACGAGATGGGCTTTCGGCTGGATGTGATCGAGCGGCAGTTAGCCCACGTCGAGGCCAATCAGACCCGTCGCGCATATAACCACGCTTTGTACCTGGATGAGCGGCGCGACATGATGCAGAAGTGGGCTGACTGGGTGGACTCAAGCTGCGCGGTTTAGCCGGACCTGCTCGGCAATCCACTCCTGTACTTCGGAGAGTAGCCAGCGCGGATGACCTGTGCCATGCGGCCGAATCGGTTGGGGGAATTTCTTCTGGGCAACCCATTCGTCGATTTTGGTGTTGCCGTACCCGATCATGTCGGACACGTCAGAGATTTTAAGCAGTCGCTCCATTCTGCCTCCTCACCGCGAGCAGTCGGTATTTCCCGGTCGGCAGCTTTTTTGCTGCGTCAAGCAGGCCGATAATTGCCTTGCCTGATATCTCAAAATCGCCTCCTTCAATGGCATCTTGCTTATCGGCCTCTGCTTCCAACCGATCAATCAATCCCTGGCTGGCCTGCCTAACAGCACCATCCCATTCGTCCGGGAATCCAGAATTGAGAAAGTTTTGTAAAGCGCAGGCAGCTTCTTGCAATAACTCACGATTGCTCATCATCCAACCTCACGGCGTAAAGATTGTATCTTCCACTTTCAAGGCCATCCGTCATCCATCGGTTAGTTAGGATTCCGTTTTTAAGCTCAATCCAGCCACGCACCACCGGCTCCGGCTTGGCCAGTTCGGCGCGTATCTCATCCAGCAAATCCCAGTCTGCCACGTCAACCATCCGGCAATCTTCCATCGCATTTAGCGCCCAATGCAACAACTCACGTTCACGATTCATTTATCTTCTCCAGCAATTCAACCGCTTCAGTTCCGCCCATTGTCTGCACCAATTCTGATATGCGCTCTCGCTCTATATCCACGCAAATCCACGCAAATAACAGGGCGCTGGTAGTGAGTACCGTCCTTTTGTCTCCACTTGGCCATTCAAAAAACTTCTCGGCCTCGGCTTTGATTTGCTCACGGTTCATTGATTTGCTCCCCGTATTTGGCGATAGCGGCGCGGGCTATTTCCCCATGCCATATCAGCATGTCATACGTGCTTTTGTGGCGGCCCATCGACACATCTGCAATTGACTCAAGCGCATCAAGCAACACCTTCGTCCGATCATCTACACCGAATACATATGTCTTGATGCCGCTTTCGTAGCCTTTGGCGTAGGTGATCACAAGGTCCGCGTCCCGTTCCTGCCGTTTTTCGAGTTCGTTGGTCAATATCTCGTTTGCTTTACGCTCAGATTCAAGTGTGGCTATCGCTGACATATAGTCTGACTCGAGCTGCCGGTGACGCCGTATCTGCGACTCAAGCGATTTGACCAAAACCTTATAGGAGCTGCATCTTTTGCACGGTTCATCCTGCTCCTCCTGTTTTTCAAGCTCGGCGCGGATGTCTATGTAAGTCTGCTCCGCTGCATAACCCCTGATTCCGCTTATTTCCAACGCCGCAATCGCCCTCTGCAACAATTCTCTACTCATATCCCCTCCTCGTATTTAGCGATGGCGAACTTAACGCAGCTAGTGATTACACTCATATCCCTGGTGTGTCGCCTCTCGGATACTGCCAGCACCGCTCTTAACGTCGATAGCAACACTCTCGACCGCTCACGCTCTACAACCAGAGCATCTACTGTAGCCGCATATCTATCATCAAACCCAGCCGCAAGGGCTTTCCCTCTTTCGCGTACACGCTCTTCTGCTTGCGCGGCGTCCCATGCTTCTTGCACCATTTTCTTTTTTGAGAAAAAGGCACCGTCTCGATTTTCGGACCACCATTTTTCAAATGTCATCTTGATTCCTCATATTTGGTGATGGCGGCACGGGCTCGATTTTTTGCCCACCACTCAAAATGATCTTTTAGTCCTTCGCCCCATTCCCGTGGTCTAGCATTCATGATGTTTTTCAACTCATCAACCAACTCCTTCGCCCGCTCCCGATCTACCTCTTGCGCGGCTTTCCATGCAGCATGTGCCGTGTCTTTATGGTAATGCCACGCGTTTTGATTCTCCCACCATTCTTCAAAAGTCATTTCAGCCTCTTTAGGTTTTTCAGTTTACATTCACCAACCGATCGTTTTGCCGGCCTGACTGTTCTGGTGCACATATCGTTGTACCGCATATATGGGCTACCTTTTGGATGGCCCGCATTCCAGTGGTTCAGACAGCCCTTGCAATGCGGTGTCATCTCAAACTCCACAATGCCGCTACTAGCAGAACGGATATTAGGATAATGTTCTCAATCATTGGCGTCACTCGGTATCCTGTAATCATAGCTGTCATCTACGCATAGATGGCTATAATATTGAGTGTTCGGCCCTCCATTGTTCCTGTTAAGGAATCTCTCACACATTGATCGCACTGGGCAAATTGCGCGGGTATCCCAGTGTTCACCAACGCACCGCGCCACGTCATTTAATAGTTTCACACATCACCCCATCAACCAATTGCAAAACCTTATCAGGACTAAATGAGCGGTCCCTGTAAAACCAGTTTGATTCAACCACACCGGCCTCTGCGCCGAAGTACGTTGATGATCCTGACCGGCGATCCGGTGCAAGCTGGATTAGGTAGCCTTCATGTGATTCGTCATTAAAAGCAAAGTAGGTTTGCCTGCTGAGCTTGTATATCTGCCCTGTCCAGCCTACCGCGTCATAACTCAGGCAATTATCACTCGGCTTGCGGGCTATCGTGCGTCCTGTATAGCGCCCCTGCTTGTCAATTTGAAACCATGAAAAGCCCTGCATGGTTTGCCCTGAGTACGAATTGATTACAGGGCCGACGAAGGTGCTTCCGAGTACGTTATCACCCGATGGAGGCGGCGAGAGGGCGTGCAAGGCGGCGGCTAATGTGAGTGACTTAATCATGTATATGCTCCGCGATTGTCTTTATGTAAACCTTGACTACCATGGGTAAATGCTATGTCGTGAATTGTGCATTTCAATGCGCTCGACAAGAACCTGTGTTCTCGCCTCCTTTGTTGCAGGCAGATATGTCCCTTTCCATTTCTTGTCTATCCCGATATTGCGGGCGACATTCGTAGAGTCGGCACTCGAGAAGGGCCACTCCGTATAAATCCTCGGATTCAACATTCGCAATCCGTGTAGCTTGCAGTTTGGCCTCCCATCTTCGTCGCAAATATGCGGCAGGACATCCATAAGACGCGCATTCAATTTGGCTACATTGGATGCGTCATATTCACCGCTACTGCCAAGCGCGACTAGGGGCCATTCGCGTGAAAGCCTAACCAACCTATCAATGGATTCATTTGTATGCCAAACGGCAGCGCCTTCATGCCGGTGGAATGGCCACTCACGCAAAAGCGCATCGTTATCTTCTTCTGAGCCTTCTATCACGTCTGGAATGACGGCAAAATCGAACCCTGGGTGACGCACCCACTTACCAACGTAAGCGTAATAATCCAGCCATTTAACGGGCTTTCCAGCTTTCCATAGCGAGAATGCACCGTTATCCAGCGCAAAGGATTGCGTACAGCCGGCCGCAACTTCCGTCTGGTCAGGGTGAGCAAAGCTGATGAAAGCATGCCGTCCAGTCCATGCGCGAACCGCGCATGTCTCTGGAGTGATCGGCCCGCCATGGTAGTGAATCACTCCTTGTGTACTCCGTGATAAAGCCCTTCACCATTCACCGCCATAGCCCAACAACGATCTGTTTCCCAAACTTTCACCGAGTGCAGGTATTGCAATTCTGGCGCTTTCAAAATCCACTCTGCGATATTCTCGGCTGTCGGATTATCAATAATGTCGTTTAGGTATTGATGGTCAAGCTGTTTGATGATTGGATTCATCAACTTGTCTACCTTGGCGAAGTCCAATCCAGCACAAAAGCCATTCGGCTCAAATGTGTCTCCGCGAACTTCGACCTCGACTCGATAGTTATGCCCATGAAGTCTGTAACACTGGTGGTCTTCTGGCATGCGCAAAAGCCTGTGAGCAGCGGAAAATGTGTAAATCCTGCCGATGCGTGAATACTGCCAAGTACGCTTCATCACAATGACCTCTAGTTATAAATTATCGCTACAGAATCGCCTTGCGGCGGCGGCTAGTGTGAGTGCGGCTATCATGGTTAATCTCCATCCCAAATTCCATCAGGGCGCATTTTTGCCAGCGCAAGCAGATGGAATAGCGCGCGTTTTGCATTGCCTTCTGTTGGTTTCCAATAGTCATCATCAACGTCGTCACCAAGAACGACTACGGCCATAGTAAGGTGCGGGATACTTTCGGCGCCAGTCATGCCGTAAATACTGCGGATACCAGCGCCGCCAAGACAATCAAAATGCTTTCCGTAGTTATAGGTTACGTTTAAACTCGCTTCCCGCGTGCCCCCGATGGCATAGGTTCCGCCCTTCATGTGGTGCGGTTCGTCAAGCTCCAGGGTCTTGCGGGTTACTGGGTCCACTAGTCGTATGTCATAGCTCATTGAGCCACCTTCAGTCGCTCAGCCAGCGCCATCAGTGCTTCCCGGGTTTCACCGGAGTAGGTCATGGCCATGCCTTCGGTGGTTTGCACGATTGCGGCACGTTCATTTGCTGCCGCGTGGCGTGCTTGATACTCAAGCTGTTCGTGGGCATTTGAGGCAGATATCCAGGCGAACTCCATATCCGCCTGGTTCATTTTCATGCGGGTTTCGACGGGTAGTTGTTCCCACCATTGTCTGAATTTCGACAGTACGCTCATGTTTGGCCCTCGGTTGAGTTAGTTGGCCCGTATCGTGGGCGATCCGGCATCCTCACTCACTGGAGCAAGACACGAGATATGTGAGCGGATGCTGCCGGGGTTTGCCATGGCCTTGCGGCGTGGACGCATCCGCACTCCCGGCTGACCGGATGCGTCCCAGTGTTTCATGCGGCTTTTTTGCCTTTCTTGCTTTCTGGCTTTTTCTCAATCAGCAGGTCGGACTGGATGAACCGCAGTTCCCGTTTGGCCCGGGTGATGCCGACGTAGCGCAGGTTGGTTTCCTGCTCGAGTTGCCATGCTTGTTTTGCACACTTCAGCGGGATCAGATCGGCGTCGAGGAACCAGACCCGGTCGGACTCAAGTCCCTTGGATTTGTGGATTGAGCAGAGCGTGATGGCCTGCCGGTTCTTGTCGTCATCCGAGAACATGGCTTCGATGCTGCGGATCAGGTCCGGGACTGTCTTGACGGTGGTGCGCTCGACGATGGCATGGATGCAGTTCACTTTGTCGTTGACCGCCTCGACCATGTCGTCACGCTCATCCTTGGCCCACCGCTTGACCTCGGTCTGCTGCCACTCGCCCAGCTTTTCGAGCAAGCCGTGAGCGCCCTTGATGCCTTTCGGCTGGAGCTTCTCGATCAGCTTGACCAGACCGCCACCGATGTCTCGGCCGAGGATGCGGGCCGGGATGCCTTGCGAGATCAGCTTCCAAGCCAGGGAGATAACCGGGGCGTTCCGGCGGCAGATCACCATGTCGCCGCCCTGGAGTTCGGTCAATTCCCAGGCCGCTACCTGCTGGACCTCGCCGTCTGGCGCTGTCTCGGATGCCTCGATGCTCGGCATGACCTGCTGGGCTGCTGCTACCACGGCTTTGGCGCATCGGTAGCTGATGGAAAGGGGCAGTTCGTCCGCATCGAACTTGTGGCGCAAGGTGTTCATCGCCTCGGCGTCCGATCCGCTGAAGCCGTAGACCGCCTGGCTTTTATCGCCGACCGCGATCAGTCGGCCGCCTTCTTTCAGGACCAAGCTGACCAGCTTGGTCCGCACCGGGCTGACGTCCTGGGCTTCGTTGACGAAGACCCAGTCGTAGCGGTCGTTCGAGAACTCGCGGATCGCCGGTATGTAGATCTGGTCGTCGAAGTCGATGACCCGCTTGTCGGCGGCCAGGTTGATGCTGGCCTGCACGCAGACCCGGGTGTAGTCGATCACCGTCTGCCTGACGTACTTGTCGACCGGAACCCCGAAGTGCTCGATCAGGTACTGCCAGGACTCGGCGTTATCCTCCATCAGCGGCACACCCTTGCAGCCCTGCGGCACCAGTCCCATGCGGCGCACGTAGCCACACAGGGCCATGACCGGCTCGGCAAATTCCCGGTAGTCGAACTTGTCGACGATCTGTTCGCGGACCAGCTTGCGGAGCTTGCCGCTATCGAGGATCGGGCGATTGATGCGGCTGGCCAGGATGCTGTGGCCAAGACCGTTGAATGTCTTGACGTCGACGTGCTTGGGGGCACGCTGCTGGAGTTCGTCGGCGATTGATCGGTTGAATGCCAGCATCAGGACCGACCGGCCTTCCGGGATCAGTTCCAGGGCCTTAATGATCGTCGTGGTTTTTCCACTCCCGGCGCAGGCTTGTATAACAGCACTGCCTGTACCGTCGGTGATGAAATCGAATACCGCTTGCTGGTACTTGCTTGGTTTCATGGCTTGTCTCGGTGGTTGCCCCGGGCGGAATGCTTGGGGCTTGGGGGAATGATGCGCTTGATGGGGCGTCAAGTCAATAGCATTGCTATTCAGTTTGGTGCGCTTCTATGCCTTGCTATGCCTTCCGATTCATCCCGAATCATTGCCTTGGTGAAAACCCACCGGTACGCGGATCGATACAATCCGCGCCCGCTGTGCTTTCCACTGTTTTTCAATCTAACCCAGCGCATTGCGCGTCACATCGATCTCTTGCTGCGCGATTGGTGGAAAACCCACCGGTATCCGGCACTGTCACCAATGCCGGACCCGCTTTGCTTTCCAGTGCCTGGCCTTGCTCATCCGTGCCTATCGTCGCGCTCCACTGCATATCAGTGCCCTGGTGAAAACCCACCGGGAGAGCGGCTGTCTCCAACCGCTAACCCGCTTTGCTTTCCAACTCAGTGCATATCCCTACACTGCAGCACTACGCCCATCGCGGCCGATCTATTCGCTCCGTTTGGCAGGAAAACCCACCGAAAGCGACTCTCGAAAGAGCCGCTGACGCTTTGCTTTCCCTTTCGGTTCTGAGCACATCGGCTTGGCGCTATGCGCTGCACATACGAGCAGTGCCTGTATTCGCTTACACGCCTGTCCGCACACCGGCCGGCATGCGCTGAGAGACGGCTGGCGGCTGATTGGCGGGGTTCACCCGGATGGGTGACTTGTCCTTAATGCTCTCCCGCTTGACGATGATTCTGGCCTGGACCTGATCGGCATCCCGCATGGTTTTGGTATCTGCCGGGGTGTTCTTGCTCAGGATCAAGGCCCGTTTCAACTTCTTGTCGGCGGATGACATATAGCTCTCGACCTGGGCCGCATTTTCACTCGGCAGGAGGATGCGGTAGTTGCCCTTGGTCTGCGCCAGATACTTGCCCTCGCGGAGCAAGATTTTCCTGACGTAATCCACAGCCGACAATTC